AGTCGGACAAGTCCCTGTGGGAAGTGAAGTCCGGCGCGACCGGCAAGTACCTGGCCCGCCACGGCCAGGAAGACCTGTCGGAACTGGTGCAAGCCAGCCGCCACACCCGTCCGGAAGTTCCGAAGCTGCGCCAGATCACGATCGCCCGTGCGGCCCGTGACGAGCTGGTGGCGTTCGTCGACTCGGAAGGCGACGTCGATCACGGCTTCGCGACTGCGACCTCCGACTCGCAAGTCAAGGTCGTGTCGTTCCAGCGTCGCGTCCCGGTCACGGTCGACTACAGCAACGTCGTGTCGATCACGCCGGTGCCCATCAACGCTGGCGTGAAGAAGGCCGTCCTGGCCTCGCTGACGCCCGAGCAGAAGAAGCAGGCCAACGAGTACTGGACCCGCCTCTACTCCTACGATCCGGAGTACATGCGCGAGACCATCCGCCAGGTGAACGAAGGCACCTTCGCCTGATCCAAGTTGGGGACCTTCGGGTCCCCAACCCACATTCACCTGAGGTACGAACATGAAACTCGAAGCAAAGGCACGACTGAACGAAGTGCAGCAGCTCGAAGCCAAGCCGCAGGGCTCGGTCGAGGATGCGAAGGCTGCCGTCGAACAGGCGTTCTCATCTTCCGGTCTACACGTCAAGGTCGAAGTTGATCCAGTAGGTGACCTGTCGTGCTCTTGCGATGTCGACTTCGGTGAGAACCGAGCTGTCGTCTTCGATATCGGGCTCAACAAGCAGAACGGCAAGGGTTCGAAGTCGATCGCAATCGACTTCACGTCGCCTCCGCGACTGAGCTATGAGAACGAGAGCTTCACCGACGTGGTGTACGGCATCGACAAGTACGAGCTCACCAAGGTCGGCAAGATCATCAGCTACGCGGAAGAGTTCGCTCAGCGCGTGGACAAGGAGATCGAAGCCTACACCGCCTTCTGGACGAAGTTCGGCCTGGCGATGCGCAAGCTCCACCAGCTGGCCGAGGACCACAGGTGAGTGTCCTTCGTCGTGCGACCGGCAACAAGGTCTACGTCTACTTCTGGTGCCCGGGATGCGATACCAGTCACATGGTGTGCGTCCCACCGCACGACAAGGCGTGGTCTTTCAACGGTGACCCTGTGAAGCCGACGTTCAGTCCGTCGGTTCTCGTGACATCGAGTCGCAAGAAGCAAGAGACGCGATGCCATTCGTTCGTCACCGACGGCATGATCAACTTCCTCGATGACTGCACCGCCCATCAGCTGCGCGGTCTTCATCCGCTACCTGATTGGCCCAAGCCCGACTGGGCCAACGTCGAGCCCTTCGAGGGCTTCGATTCTTGAATGTGGTGTTCGCTGGGGTCGGGTTGCTTCACATACTTCCTACGGTTTCAACCGGAACGATCCCAGCACCTTTTTCAAGACCCAATAGTAAGGGGCGTATCGAACTCAATCGATACGCCCCTTTGCTTGCTCTGCTGACTGATGTCAGAAGCTGATCCAGCCACGGAATCGACTGGCTGGCAGCTCGGTCGCTGCTTCGACCTCTCCCTTGTCGTCTGCCTTTCCGTAGCTCTGACCCACCGTCTTGTTCTTCTCGGTCACGTAGTCTCTGAAGCGTCGGATCACGTCGGCTTCAGGATCGTTGGTCTCGAACTTGCCGATGCAGCAGTCGCTGACATCGCAGTCGAACCAGAAGAAGGCATACTTGCCCTCCGTCGTGTCGTGTGCGGAGTGCTTGCGCTTGGTGAGGATCAGCACGTCATCGTCGAGGACTCCGATGTTGGGATGGCCTCGCGTATCGGCCAGCCACTTGTCAACAAGCTGACGCTTCGGACCATTGTCTTCGACTTCCTCCGGGTCCGCCCACTCTGGCATCGGACGATCCAGTGACCTGTACCTGTTGATAAGCCAGGCACTCATGACAGAGCCGTAGTTGATGAAGCCATTGAGCATCGTCGACGACACGTACTCGTACATGGTTCCGGAGTCGAACTCCCACGGCATGCGAGACGGATACATCACCGAGTCTGGCAGATAGCGAGCCTCGAACTCGTCCTCGGATTCGGGCTCATGGGTCTTGACACCAGACACCATGGCACTGATGTCAGCGACAGGTACGAGCGGACTGATCAGCACCTTCAGTTCCAGGGTTTGGCCCTCCACGCCTTGACCCTCGACCTTGATGTCGGCGCCGGTCATCGGTCCGTTCAGGAAGTTCCGTAGACCAGTGGCCACGAAGTCGACCAGCTTCTTTCTATCTTCGTCAGTCATACGGGAACTCCGAGTCTCTTCTGCAGTTGATGGTTGTCAGCCCGCAAGGTGATGCTGAGGTCATTGATCGAAAGCGCGTGCGGCCAGGCGCCGTAGACCCACAGGTCTTGAGTCCCGACCGAGATCGTGACGTCACGCTTCTCCGGAGAGCCCATGTAGGCGTGACCTTGCCAACGGTGGAAGTAGGCCCACCACACGCTGTCGGTCTTGATCTCGATCCGAGGCTTCTCACCGTAGGCGTGGATGACTCGCAGTTCCTCGACCTGTACTTGATCGACGCCGATCTCGATCTTGAAGCCGAGCGCAGACCGGATGGCCAGTAGTTCTTTTCTGCTCATAGGTGAACCAACCTTCCGTCACACAACCTGTTGAGTCCGCCAGAGTTTGGCACCAGCTCGTGGTCATAGTACAGGTGACCGCAGGCCTGACAGACGCATCCACCGCCAGCACGTGACCAGCGGTTGGACTCGATCTGCTCTCGATCCTCGGCACTCAGGAGCTCCGGCCTGTAGATGCCATCATCCATCCACTCTGCCAAAGTGCGCTTGCGTTTCGGCCCTTTTGGAACCGCTTTTTCGTCGTCTGAGTCCTGACTCACAATCGTCCTTTCGACACCGTTTCCGTGCTCTATAGGGTGCCTGGGAGCATCTCTTTTAGGCGACTTTCCGATGGTTCGACCAGTCCGTCATGTCAGTCAGTTCGCTCGTTTTCAGATGCACAACACGCGACTGCAGTTCCTGCTCGGACAGGAGTTCGATCGCAAGTTGAATGCACATCGACTGGAACTGTGCGGCTGTCGTGTTGTCGTTCTGGGCCACGAGGTCATCGATGACCTCGGGTCGAATGTCGGCCAGCGTGTAATCGGCGATCTGGCGACGCTGCAGCTCGGTCGTGGTACCCATGTGCAGAATGTGATCGATGCGACCTGGCCTCGTCGGCTTGCCGTTGACATCAACACGACCGAGCGCTGCATCGATATGATCCAAGTGGTTGGTCGTCACGATCAGAAGTACGCCACTCAGGCTGGAGATACCAGAGATCTGGTTCAGCACGCACTCGAAGCTCAGACTCTTGTGCTCGGTCGCAGGTTCACGACCGTGGAAGACGGTGTCGAAGTCTTCGAGCGCCACCACGCACGGCGTGTCCATATCAGACCACTTGCGCACGAAGTCACGATCGGTGAACGTGTTGAGGTAGTACTGATAGAGCGGGAGTCCCAGCATCTCTGCCGTGACCTTGGCCATCGACGACTTGCCGGTCCCACCTGGACCCCACATGAGGACGCCGGTGCGCCAAGGGATGCCGCGCTCTTGATACCAGTCGCGCTTCCTGTACCAGCGCTTCAGGCTCTCGAGCATGTCGAGAGCTTCCTGCGGATAGAAGAGACCGCGCATCGGATCACGCTTCTTCGTGTCCTTAAGGTAGCGGCTCTGCTCGTACATGAAGCTCTTGTCGACTCGGATGTTGGGGTCCAGCCAGGAGCGGCTGTCGGAGTCCGACGCAGGTTCGTCGTGTCCGAGATTCGTGGGCTTGACCGCCGCCTGATCGGCCCGATGTGACTCACCCCACTCCGATCGGGTCTGGCCCACCGAGCCCATGACAGGGATCACCCGGTAGTTGCCAGCCGAAGACGAGTCCATGTCGCGGATCTTGCGAGTCTCGTACTGCTCGAGCGCGTCGATAATCAGGCCTTCCGGGTCCGACAGCCAGCGGATGCTGGACAGCTTGATCTGCGATCCCGCATCAGCACTGACCATGAACCAGCCACGCTTGCCACGCCAGATCCCGAACTTTGACGGGAGCTTGAACGGAACGGCAGACGACATCGTGCGATCGTCGATCAACATCTGGACGAATGTGATGTGAGCCGTACCTGAAGGCGGCGCCTTGTAGTTGCCGCGAATGTGCTCGATCAGTGGAGCCGTCAGTGCGTAGCCGTTGACGTCTCGCTGGATGACGAGGACACTGGTCACGTAGGAGATGAAGCCCTTGACCCGTTCCCAGCCAGCGGTGACACCAGCGAGGATTGCGGCCAGTCCTGCGCCGCCCCAGACCGAGTGAAGCATGTCGTTGAGTTGCATTGGTTCCTCCTATTCGTATACTTCGGTACGGGCGCAATAGCCGATGCGGTTGAACAGCTTCCACACCGAGTCGTGAGTCATGAACTTGGAGTCCACGATCTTCAGTCGCTCGGCTTCCTCCATCGGAGTGAAGGTGGAGTTCTTCGGGTGTCGAGTCGACTGCGATCGCGCCAGCTCCTTGTTCATGAAGGTCGCGAAGGCAGAGAGCTGCGCGTGGTTGCACAGGCTCAGGTCGACGATGTTGCGGCCGGCCGCGTCAATGCGGCCGTCCTGTCCACGAGTGATGACTACGTACTTCATGGGCGAATGCTTTCAGTGTTCTCGTCTGAATGATGCTCGATTGTGCTGTTCGATGACGTCGACCACTGACTGGACGTCCGACCTCTTCTTCAACAAGTAGGTCGCAGCAACAGCTTCCTTCGGTGTCTGGCTGGCGAAGATCATGGTTGCGACACCGCTCAAGGCTGCGTTGGAGCTTGAGTTACAGAACTCCAACGCAGCTTTAGCGTCTGGTGCACCCAGAGCCATGGTCACGAAACGCACGGTCTCGATCACGCCGGGTTGCTTCAGTGCTAAGATCAGATAGTCCAGTGCTCGGATGTACATGGCTACACGTCCGCTAGATTGGTCATGTGTTCCCTCTGTCCGCCGTCGCTTGTGTCGGGTACGGATTCGACGTCCACCACCTTCATCCACGCCCAGTGGAAGCCGACCTCGAACGGGAAGCTGGCACTGTTACGCGCCTTCGGTTGTTCGATCTTGATGACGCCGATCTCCTTCTCGCGCTCTTCCTTCTTCGTCACCCAGATGAACGAGTTGTTGCTGTGCTCCGAGATCGCACGTGCGTATCGGATCTTGCCGTCCTCGTTCACCTGACAGAGCAGGATGTTGACCGTGTTGGTTGCACCTGCGTTGATCTTCGCCAGACGCGCGATGGCGCCCAGAGCCTGCCAGCTGTCGTCGCCGTCAGCGCCCTTGAGCAGAGAGATGTAGTCGACGATTCTGACATCGCAGTCGTAGGCGTTGACCGCGGCGAAGACGTCTTCCATCGTCACGTCTTCTTCGGGCTTGTAGATCGAGAGACGGCCACCCTTGGCCTTGATCCTCCGCATCCACTTCTTGAACTTCAGGTACGCTGCGTCCTTCTCGGCATCGGTGAGCTTGCCGGTCAGGATTCGAGTCACGTCGACCTTGTTCAGGTTCGCACCGATACGAGCGATCATCTCCTGCTTGGTCATTTCCAGCGGGACGATGACGACCTTGTAACCCTGGGATGCGAAGTTGATCGCCAGCTGACACGCCAGCAGAGACTTGCCACCACCGGACGATGCGCCGACGGTGACCAGGCCGCCACGCAGCAGACCACCCGACTTCTCGTCGAACGGACGGATCAGAGTCGGGATCACGTCCTCGCTCTTGTCACCGTACAGCAGGTCCTTGACGATCGACAACGAGTTGTTGTTGAGGCCGAAGTGCACGAACTCGTTCTTCGCACTCCGGGTCATCCGCGCTTGACTGATGCGCTTCGAGCAGTCCTCGAGCAGCTCTTCGACGTCGACCTTGCCCGACTGGAATGCCGCGTCGATGGCGACCGCCATCTGGTGCGTGGCCCTGAGCTTGCGGAACCGGCCGAGGACCTGGATCGCCTTCTTGGCATCTTCCTTCGACTGGATCGCAGCTTCGGAGTCACGGAAGAAGGTACGTGCTTCCTCGCTGATCTCCGGGTCGGAGATCACCAGCTTGTAGAGCGGAGGCTCGCCCGTCTGAGCCATCTGGCGACGGATCGAGTTGTGGATCTCACGACTCTCTTCGGAGTCGAAGTAGGTGTCGTCAACACCACCGAGAAGCGAGCCAGCGATCACTCGATTCTTGTTGCACATGCCGCGAAGGACCAGCAGCTCTGCGCGGGGAGAAACCGTTTTGACTCGTGCCATGCTTTAACTGAAGTGGTAACGTGACCAGGTGTTGTCCTGGGCCAAGATCAAGAGGTTGCCTTGCCCGATCTTCGGATCGTCAGACAGAGCAACGTTGTCACTGATGAGAGGGATCTGATCCACGGTGCCGACCCGACCGTCACGGACGTTCTGCGGGGTCGGGCTCACCAGGGTCTTGTCTCGCGCGACCGCCCACTTGACGATCCACGGCCAGACCGTGACGTCGAAGACGATGGCCTTCGGCCTCTCGGACTCGAGGCACTCGGTCACCGCGTCGATGCTGAACATCAGTTCCGAGTCGTACTTGAACTTGATGTCAGGCTCGGAGGCCCTGTAGTCGTGGTAGCTTTCCATCATTGCTCCTTGATTTCCGATCGTAGGAAGGCCTTCAGTGCCTCCACCTGTTCCTGAGTGAAGACCTCGCGCTCTACGTAAACGAGCTGTGCTCGAATGTACGTGTAGTACACCTGATGGAGAGTGTACAGGTACTGGACGCCGTCCTTCGTGTACTCGTAGACACCGGGCAGCGATCCGGACTCGGAAACGTTGATCTCAATGCGCTGACCAGATATTGGACCACCGTAGAAGAGCACCATCTCTTTGGCAATGACTGTCATATGATCTCCGTGACGTTCTTGCTCGCCTTCGCGTTGGCGAAGTAGGCGATGCCGTGAGCTGGGACGTGCAGCCTCTGAGCCGCGAATGAGATGGGGTCCTCACCCGCAACGATCACGATCTTCGGAATCGTTGCGAAGCGCTCGATCACGTCCTTCGCCTTGTCGTACTTCAGGTGGTTCGACTTGACGCTCAGGTTCGAGAGCACGATCAGGCTCGGCTGCGTCACCGACTTGAGGATCGGATTGTCGTAGCCGTTGAACACGGGTTCCCACACCACGTCTGAGTTGACGCCGAGCCGCTGCCTATGGACATCGACCAGGTAGGCCGCGAAGTACTTCGCCACTTCGTCATCGGGTGAGCCGGCCACGATGTAGGTCATCGGTGCCTTCGGATTCAAGACCCATCGCTCCAGGCTCTGCTCCTGCACCGAGGCCTCGATGATCTTGTGCTCCATGCGCTCGTGCTCGATGACGAACGCGGTGGGTTCCCACTTAAGCCTCGTCCTCGTGAACGCAAAGCTGTGGGGCAGGGTCTCGATCGTCTTACGACTTACCTTCAGGTACGTCTTCTCTGTCACTCTTGGGCCTCATGATTACAAGGTTGGTGGGCAGCGGCACATCGAACTTGACGCTGCTTGACAGCACTTCACGTCGTGCGTCCTGCCCGGCACAGAAAGTGCAACCCTTGGCTCCGAGCTTTGGGAACAGGGAGCTCAGGCACCTGATGCATTGCATGTTCATCACATTCTCCTGGCACGCAACCAGCCCGCTAGACCCAAGCCAAGGTGCTTGTCCCAGACATAGATTGCTTCTTCCTTGTTTGGTGCGTACCGAACCCATCGCAGAATGTATGCCTCACGTCCGAGTTCGATCGGCACGGAGACCTGCATCGAGGGTGGTATCTCCATCGTTGCATACGCAGTCGTGGCGAGATGCTGGTAGACTCTGGAGGCCGGAAGGTATCCGGCATTCAGAGGGACATCCTCTTCTTTACCGTCTAGGTGTCCGCCGCAGAACAGTACTTTGACTTGATCCATACAGGACCTCACAGTTCGAACTTGCCGCCCGTCTGTCCAGTCTTCGCCCTGAAGTACGCGTCAAGCATCGTCTGCGTCTTCTCGCTGATGATGGGCTTGATGATCGGCTTCAACACGTTGAAGAACTCGTTGCGCAAGCAGTTGCGTCTCACGTTGTGGTCATCGAGGAAGAGTCTGATGCAGGGCCGCGGCTTACCCTCGTGCGGAGTGCAGACACGACGCATGCGCTGCTCTGCGTTCTCCTTGTTCGAGCTCATCGTCACTTCGTAGAGCATCGACGCACGTGGGATGTTCAAGCCGACTGAGAGCTTCTTCGCAGTCCCTACCAGGATCTTCCGCTTGTAGAACGATGCCTTCTCGAGCGTCTCGTCCAGGATCTTCTTCGGCACCTGACCATGGTACGGCCACGCCAGCCGTCGACCAGCCAGCTCGTTGATGGCCTTGATCGTCAGCTCGACCGCCTTGTGGTACGAGTACGGAATCATGATCAGGTGGCCGTTCTCCACGTCCTTGATCGCCTGTCGTGCGATCTGCTGGATGCGACCCTTGTCGTTCTCGATTGATGATACCATCGTGTTCCATCGAGCATTGCGGCCGGTCTTACCTCGATACTTCGTCGGGTTGACTCTGACCTCGGGACTCAGAGACTCGACGATCACCTCGTGGATGATGGGCCCCACCACCTGGCGGACGAGAACGAACTTCATGTCCTTACGGCTCGGAGTCCCAGACAGGCCGATCATCCACCGAGAGTTCAGGCGCGCCAGAATCTGAATGTACTTGTCGGCGGCACCCATGTGCACTTCATCGATGAAGATGACCTCGAACATGTCCCGGATTCGAGCCAGCAGCTTCTGACCCTTATCGGAATAGAACGTGTTCGGAGTGCAAAGGCAGATGTCGTGAGTCTCGAAGTCCTCGAAGGTCTTGCAGAGCTTGATCCGCTTCGGATCGATGTCGGTCATCTTCTTCTGGCGCTTCGAACCGATGAAGGTCTCGATGAAGCCATTGAGCCACTCACGCTGACCAGCGATGATCAACGTCTTGCGGCTCAGCTTGCAGATGACTGCAGTACCGGACACCGTCTTGCCTGACCGCGGAGGTGCCTTGAGGACGCCTCGACGCTTCTGGATCATGGCCTTGACGGCCTCGGCTTGACCTGTCCGATAGGTGCCCGTGAACTTGATCGGCGCGATGCGCTTCTTCGGACTCTTGTCTCGGATCGTGATCTCGTGACCACGGTTCTCGAGCATGTGCTCGATGACTGGAAACGATCCGACCGGGACTCTGAGGTATCGGTTCTCGTTCGGCCCGAGCTTGAGCTGGGTCGCCATCTTGTACTGGCCCTTGAAGGCCGGGCACGTGTCGCAGATGTCACAGTGGCGCTCGGGCCGCCATTCGCAGCCCTTGCATGCCTTCTCGTCGTAGAACTTGAAGTCCAGCTTCTCCTTGATCTTGTCCCGGAGCTCCGGCTCCAGCTTCTTGATCGGGATGTAGACGCCTTCGCGCTTCGTGACTTGGATCTGGCTCACAGCGTACGACCTCGGCCTTCCGACAGCAGCTTGATGAGTTCGCCACAGCGATGAAGGGCATGGCCGGCGCTGTCAATGTCCTTGATGAGTTGGTCGATGCCCGAGATCAGGGTCTCGGCTTCCTCGATGTACTCGATGGCGACCTTCATGACGCGGTCGGCCAGGGCCTTCTGCATCGTGACCCCACCGTAGTCCTTCAACTCATCCGCGTACTTGGTGAGGATGTGCTTGCGCATGGCAGCGATGCCCTTACGCAGCGAACTCACCTTCTTGTCGACCTTGACTCGGATCTCGGTCATGCGACCGCGAGCCGCCATGTCGGTTGTGTTCGCGTCCAGCAGCGTCTTCGGGCTGTACCGGCCGTCACCAGTCAGGGAACGACTCGGCCGTCCGGCGTGCAGTCCCATGCATTCATTGGTCAGAGACTCGATGTCGAGACCCTGCTTCGTCGTCGCCAGGACTTGCTTGAAGGCCTTGTACTCCGAGTCCTCACGGATCACGGCGATGAGACTCATGCCTTCGGTCTTGCTTTTCTTGACCATCACTGACCTTCCAGAATCTGTTTCATGTGTTCACCCACCGTGGTAGAGACCGCGATGGCTCCGCAGTTGGGGTAGTCGAAGAGCAGGAACTCAGGACACTTGATCGACAGCTGGAAGGCTTCGGCCTTTCCGCGCTTCGACTCCATGTACGTGATGACGTAGGAGCCCTGTGACTCGACCTTCATACCCGAGAGTAGGAAGTATCCGACGGGCTTACCATCCCGCATCAAGTTCCACATCTCGAACATGCAGATCAAGTTGAACTTGGTCCCTAGCTCGTAGACGCCTGGCTCCTGCGGACTCGAGACGATCGCATGGCCCTGACCCAGCCTGTAGAACAGGCCCGTCTCCCACGGGATCAGTGACCTTAGAGTTGCGCCTTGGATCATTGCTGATTCAGCGCCACGATTGCCGACGAGCCTGCGAGAGCCATCGACACGAAGGCACCGTCCACCACGTTCATCGACATGTCCTCCGAGGCGCGACCGATCAGCTCCTGGATGTACTCGAGGTCGACGCGGAAGCTGCGCTCCTTCGACCCGCCGGTGCCACCTGCGATCAGGGACTTGACCTGACCCTGACCGGTCTTGACCAGGAGTTCGACCTTGTCGCCCTTGGAGCCACGCGCCGACGTGAACTCGATCTCGGCACGCTCCTTGCCGACCACCGATCGTGCGTTGTCGATGAAGGTCAGCACGTCCTTCTTTCCGAGCTTGAAGGTCGTGGCCTTCTCTGCCATCGCCTCCTTGATCTTCGCCTGCACCTCGGACAGTGAGGGCAGCTCGTCGGTGGCCGGCAGTGACAGGGAGACGTTGACCAGCTTGTTCTTGACGCGGATCGAAGTCTTGCTCTGGTTGATCGTGAAGTTGGACGAGTGGAAGACTTCCACCAGTGCCTTCGCGGTCTCGATCGGCATCACGCACTCGAAGTCGCCCTTGATCGCCTTGTCCCTGACCCAGCTCATGTGAGCATTGTCGTAGCAGCAGACGAAGGCGCCGGAGTTCGAGAGCTTGATACCGACCGGCATCCATGCGCTGAGGATCGACGTCGGCTTCAGCGTCACGTCGCGCAACGCGGTGCGGAGCCACGTCGCTTGATCGCCGGTCAGCTGCCAGTCCTTGGTCTCTTCCTTCGCCAGTTCGTCGACCGGCAGGACGTCGAGGGTCGCAAGCTCGGCCACGTAGCCACCGCTGGACTTGACAGTCAGCGTCCCGTCCTTGTAGGTGAGGACGAGGTTGGACCTGCCCTTCGACGCATCACGCAGCGACTGCATGAGGATCGCGAACTCGCCATCGCCTTTGACGTCACACGGGATGACGACGGTGCAGCGCGAGAGATCGGCGACCGAGTTCGCGGTCAGTCGACCCTTGGTCGCACGGAAGGTGACCTCGCCCTCGAGCGGAGGTGCGGTCTTGCTGATGATGTCGAGGGCATTCTGGATCGCATCGGTTTCGACTTGGATTTGCATCTGGTAGCTCGTGTGGTGTCAAGGTTGAGGACGTGTGCTATCGCGTCTATTTACAGTAATGGTACTTCTGATCATGGGTCAGAACGAAAAGAGGGTCCCGACTTTAGCCATCGGGACCCTTTGAATGGACCGTGAAGTCCGAGCGAAAGCGTTACTGCACCGTGAGGTTCAGGACGACGTTCGAGGTCTGGCCCAGTTCGTCGTAGACCGTGAAGCCGAACGTGAAGGAGCCCGGCTGCAGCTCGTTGAGCTTCATGATGCGGATGCCGTTGTACATGACGCCGTCGGCGGTCGCCGTCGGGATGCCGACCACGGCGCTGACCAGGGGCGGCGGAGAGCCGGAAGGTTGCGTCGTGGTCACGATGCGGATGCCCTTCGTCGGCGACTTGGCGTTGAAGAGGGTCACCCAGTTGAAGTCCAGGAACGGGCACTCGCCGTTCAGGGTCTCGTAGAGGACGGAGGCTTGCCAGGTGTAGGACGCAGGAGTGGTCACGGTCGGGGCACTCGGATTCGTTGCAGCGCTGACCGAGAGGTTCAGGGTACCACCGGTCAGACCTTGGAGCAGAGGGCCGGGCGAGAAGTGCTCGAACCACGACTCGGTCGACATCGAGTACCAGCGGCTGTAGCCCTGATCGACCTTCTGGAGCAGCGTCGATGCCCACGGGAAGTAGTTCTTCGCCAGGCCAGAGGGCCAGACGGCAGCCATGTACTGGGGCATGCCGATGCCGGAGTACTGCGTCACGGTCTTGAGAGGGACCGCGAAGCCGGCGCCGCCGTTGGTGCCGTCCGGGATCGTGAACGTGGTCTCGTTGCCGCTGAAGGTCGTGGCCGTGATCGGGTACCACCCGACAACGATGCCGTCCTGCGTCATCGCAGGCAGGATCGTCTGGCGGACTGGCGCCGTGAACGGCAGGCCATACTGGTTCTTGGTGGGCATCGTCTTTCCTTTGCTGATCTGAAATGGGAATCAGGTGACGTCGATCACCTGCACGTACTGGAGCTCGGTGCCCTTGCAGCTGACGCCGCAGACACAGGCACCGTTGTTTTGATCCATGATTGTCACTACGTCTCGGTCTGCGATCGGAGTCTGATCGACTGCAACGACAGTGCAGAGCCAAGTGTTGGTCCACGTCAGTGCCGCTTGCGGGAGCGTCACCGTCTCGGGCCATGGGGCGAACAGGTTCTCAGGACCGACAGTCGTGGTCTCGACGATCGCCACCTGCTTCGCATCCTGTGGTCGCACGAACTGGAAGCCGTCGAAGACCAGGCTGTCAGCATCGAGTCCGAGGTACACGAGCTTGCCGTTGTACCAGGCTTTGATGGCCGGACCGTCGGAGCCTGCAACCACGTGAAGGGTCACGGTTGCGATCGCAGATTGATCGCCGGTGTTGAAGTTCGTCAGCTGATACTGGAAGGTGTCAGTGCCGATGAAGTCGTGATCGGGTGTGTAGGTGAAGATCCCGTTGCCTGGCCAGCTGTCGATCGTGCCGTGCATCGGGTTCGTAACCACCTGCCGGAGAATCGCCTGGAGGTTCGGGCCTGCTGCATCGTTGTCGGCCGTGTTGGCCGTCAGCGACGTGTTGGCATGCACGTTGTACACGTCGTCGACCGCGACAGGTGGTGCCTCGTAGGCAATGACCTGGACCGTTTGCGTCCAGTCTCCTTCGGAGCTCATCACCGTCACGTTGTACGAACCTGGAATCGTGTACGTGTGCTGGGTGTCAGTGCCTGAGTCCTGAGGGTCTCCGTTACCCCAGTCCCACGTGACGGTACCCAGCAGGTTGTCACCGTCGGTGTCATGAAGACTGACTGTGACGACCAGAGGCGTCTCGCCCCGGATCGGCGTCACGTTTAGGACTGGGTGGGCCATTCACTTCTCCACTTTCTTGACTTTGGGCTTGCCCGCGTTGAGGAAGTACTGCATGTCGAAGGCCGGCACTCCCGTCTGCATCGAGATCACCTCCGGGTCACCACCTTCCTTCAGCAGCTGAACAGCACGACGCAAGTCTTGACCATCCTTGATGATGGGCGCCAGCTTCGCTTCGAGCTTCATGTTCCTGGCAAGGAACCTGAGGAGCGTACGCTCCGAACAGCGCGAGTTGAAGTAGTCGACGATCATCGCCTGCACCTCCTTGCGGAACGTGTAGGGCGCCACGTGCTGCACCGCGGTCAGGATCTTGTTCAACAGTGACGGCTTCGCCACGTGGTTGATGTAGTCGACCGGACTCATGTGCGAGACTTCGATCTTGATCTCTGCCTCGGACAGGAGTGCAGTCATCAGCGCCGTGACAAGGTCGGGACCAGACAGAGCCGGAATGTTCGTGGTCGACAGCATTCCATGCGAGCCGACAATGAAATTGATGGCCTTCGGTCGCAAACCCTTTAGCGTGTAGCAGATGTGAACGTCTCTGGGCTGTGGTTGCTTCATGTTGATTCGGCGCGCGGGCTTGCCCTTAGTAGCCGAATCGATGGTGTGAGTCACCTTCAGCTGCCGCAGTGTCTCGCTCAGGTCAAAAGCGGAGAATACTGTGGAAGAGAAGACTGCGTACTTCTGGTCTCCGGTCTTACTTGATTTCACTTGGATGTCCTCGGCGAATGGACGCACCGGAAGCGTCACGGTAGATGGTGTACTCCTTGGCGCCCTGATAGCGCTCGTACTCCTTCGGTGTCACGATCAGGATGCTCGGGATCACAGTCAGCAGATGCGGTAGCAGCGTGTGGAACCTGTCGATCATGCCTTCGTGGAAAGAGGCGCAAGGCTCGTCCATGACCAGAAGCGACAGTCGCTTGTCGCTCGGCACGTACATGAGCAGCGAGAAGATGAGGATCATGGTGAACAGCGTCGACTCCGCACCCGAGAGCTTGCGCACGTCAGTCGGAGGCTTGCCACGACGATGAACCAGGAGCCGAATCTTCGTGTCCCACTTGAACTCGAAGCGGTAGTCGACAAAGACCAGGGTCCCCATCTTGTTGATGGTGGCCATCATCTGCTCGCTGATGGCCTCGATCGCCATGCGCTTCACCGCCTTGTCATCGTAGGCGCTGATCGCGAACTGCAGGGCTTCTTCCTCGCTCAGCTGCTCCTTGAGATCAGCCAGACGGTTGCGCATGTCAGTCGCCCGAGCCTTGACCGTGTTGTGGACTTCGAGCTTGGTCTTGGTCGACGACAGACGATCTTGCACCTCTTCGAGCTTCGACGAGTCGAAGACCGATTTGCGTTGCTGGTCAGTCAGAGCTTCGAGGTCCTTGACCGATCCCAAGTGTTGCGCCACGAACTCGAGTACCTTAAGCTCATGACTCAGAGTCTCGACGTCACCTGCCTCTTCGGGCTTCTCCACCTTCTCAGGCTTGGGACCCAGACGCTGGAGCTTCATGTACAGGGCATGATCATCGCGATGCTTGTTCTGAAGTCGCTCAGCCTTGGCTCTGGCCTCGGCCTTCGGACCGTACTCCTCCATCTCGCGGTCATACTTGGCCTTGAGTTCAGAGTATCGATCCCATTGCGTCCAGCACATCTCGAGTTCTTCGAGCTCTGTCCTGAGCTTGTCGATCTTGTCCGGGTCGTGCTTGGCAACGGGCTGACCGCACTCTCCACAGATGCCGCCCTTGAACTTCTTCGAGTGGGCAACCATCTGGTCGAGCTTGACCTCCATCTTCGCCATCTCGGCGCGGCTGATCTCCGGCTTCTGGGCAGACTGCTTCATCTGCTTCAGAGCCGGACCGTACAGCAGGTCTGGACTGACCAGCTTCTCGTAGAGCTTGAGCTCTGCAGTCGCACGAGTGAAAGTCTTGGATGCGGCCTCCAGTTCATCCATGTCTCGCTCGCTGTCGAGGTCAGCCGCAGCTTCTTCCCAGGTCTTGAGCGCACGCTTGTACGCTCGGTACTCCTCAGCCTGTCGACCGGCCTTGCGCGCTGCCTTGAGTCTGACCTTCGTGTCCTCGATCTTGTCTTCGAGAGATGACCAGTCATCACAAAGCTTGGCTGCAGCCTTGATCTGGTCGCTCGCATAGGACTCGAACTGGAGCAGGGACTTGATGCGTTGTGACTCGTCGGACTGGGCCCTGAGCTTCTTAAGCCTGACTTCGAGTTGCTCGAGCTTGGACTCGAGCTCCAGACGCTCGCCCTTCTTCAGCATGTCGGACTTGACAGCGTTGAAGGTGGTCTCGAGTTCGGTGAACTGAGCCTTGATCTTGCGGAGTTCGGCCGCACGTGCGGCCAACACCTTCTTCTCGGCATCGAGTCGATCGAGCTGAAAGAAGGAGGTGAAGAACTTCTTCCTCTCCGTCGAGTCACCCATGACTAGTGGGTGCGGCATCTTCGAGTCCATGAACCCGTAGGTCCTGTACTCGTCTTCGGTGATCGACCAGTAGCGTGGAATCAGACTCTTCGTCTTCGACGGAGTCGCGCCCTTCTTCTCCGTGCCGTCGACCGCGATCTTGACTCGCTCGGAACGGCCGTTGTACGTGGTCTGGATCTTGACTCGGCGCTTGCCCTTCATGAACTGAATCATGCGGACGCCGGACTTGGTCTTGTCTTCCTTCTCGCCGATGATCGGCGTGTCGTAGAAGATGTCTGCAGTTGCCGAGGCGAAAACGGACTTGCCCGCGGCGTTACCGATTCCTCCCATGAGCATGTTCTTGCCATAGAGGTAGGTAACGCCGCGGGCAATCTGGAGCTTGGTGGGCTTGAAGTCGGCGATGCCGCTCAGCCCTAGTTGTTCAACGATCAGCATGTCACTTGCCTAGAAGCAGGTCTTCGATTTGTTGGTACAGTTGTTCCAACGTGCCCCTGTTGTCGATGACCTTGTCGTAGTCGTTCCAGAGCACGTGTTGCCACTCGGACTCGTGCACTCGATCCTCGTTTCTGAGTCTCGACATGATCTTGTGTCCGTAGTCGACGACAGCGTTCCGAGTAGCGCTGTTCTGGAGGTCGACCTCTGGAATCGTCAGACCATTGAGCGTGAACTGCTCCATGCCCTTGTAGAAGGGCTTGAGCCAGTGTGGCTGCCGACGATGGACACCGACGATCTGGCCCTTCGCTTCACGCACGAACGCGAACTCGTTGAGGAAGCGTGCGTCGGTGATGACGACCGGGCCCTGATACTTCATGATCTCGTTGGCGAGACTCAGAATCCAGAACTCGGGGTGGAAGTGATTGCGCACGACCTCGGTTGCGAAGTTCTGAAGCACCCATCGAGGCGTGATCTGGACACCGAGATCGAGCTTGTCGGTCCACCACTCGTCGGGCTCGTCACGCCACTTTCTCGACTCTTCGGTCACGCCGTCGAGGAGCAGCCGATCCCAGTGGAACATGGCAGCCACTGCGTCCTTAAGGCTTGATCCGAAGCTGACGCGCTTGAAGCCCTCGTGCTTGACCAGGTAGTCACCGACCGTGTCCTTGCCCGATCCGATGATACCCGCAACGGCGATGATTCTGCTGCTCATTCTGAGTCCTTCTCTTCTTCGTCTTCGAGTTCCAGTTCAAGGTAGGCTTGTGCGCACTCGCCGTTGTCGTAGCCGCAACCACAGCCACATATCCACTTCGAGTACTCGTCATCTGGATCTACGGGCTCCGGCATTTAGGACTCCCGTTCTGCCTGTGCCTTCTTGACGGCCTTGATGACGGACCCGAGGTCTGCCGTCTTCGGAATCACGGTCAGCAGAAGACCGATCATGCCCTTGATTTCTTCTCCGGTCGGCTCGTTCTTGAAGCTCATGCCGTTGATGAAGTGCTGGGTGCCATCGCGCTTCGTGATCACCTGCTTGATCGACCTGTACTTGCGGCCGTCGGAGCTGACCGACAGCTGAGCGATCCAGTGGTGACCATCGGTCACTTGGAACTCGCTGATGGTCTTGTTCTTCCACGTGACCGGGCCCTTGGCCTTGGTGATCTTCGGACCCTTCTTCTTCAAGTCCTCGGCTTTGGTCTTTGTCGGCATGTCAGTGCTCCAGTTGATGCAGGATGTGGCGCTTCTTCTCTTCGCGCACGGGATCGGTTCGACGCTCGAACGTGTCGAGAGCTCTGAGCCACTTCAGGTGACGCCTGAGTCCGTCACGGTCATGACCGAAGAAGTGCTCGACTGGCTTGCTAGTGTCAGAGATCGTCATCGGTCCAGCCCATGGTAGTTCAGGTATCACTTTCAGTTCCTCAGAGATATCGTTGCCTATATTTAAAGTATAGGTTCGGCACTTCCTTGATGGCGACGAGGTTGAACTGGAACCAGAGTTGACTGTCGCGCATGTGAATGAACCAACCGCGGTTCCAATGCCACATGTGGAGAATCTCTCCTGGTTTGAGGCAGAAGTTAGACTTGTACCTGGCCTCTGCCGTATCAAGGCGCTTCCACAGCGAGTCCTCATCGTCGTCAGGTCCGACCGAGCACGCTAGCACGAACTGACCAGCACACTCGAGGTACTTGCTTCCAGGTGGGACCGAGAAGCGGACGAGATGCTGTACGTGCTCATCGATGCCCCAATACTCGGAACCCGGGTTGAGAACCAGCTTTGCCCTCTGGTCATGTGCAAGAGGCCTCGAATCGATGAACGACCCAAGGCCTCTCTGGACGACCATTGCTGCTGCGTCGTCCCACTCGATCATAGGATCATGACCGACGGTGGCTTCAGTTGTGCCGTGCCGGAACGTCCGTGGTTGTAACTCGTCTCCCACTCACGACCGCAGGTGACACACGAGCGACGTTCGCGCCAGATTTCCGGATCGTCGAATCGCCACTCGCCGTCAGGCGTCTGCATCGGAGAGGCACTGCGGCTGGTCTCGGTCGCGACCTTGACCTTGCACCTGCCGAACTCGGCGCATCGTGACCTCGGCCTCTGCGTCACTGCCGGATTCGGCGGCCCTTGCTCAACCTTGGTCGCTGCCATGAGCGAGTCCAGATTCTTCAAGATCTGCTCGTAGGTGTGAGCCGTCTGAGGTGCCGTTCCGGTCCAGAACTGGATGGTGTCTTCGAGCAACGTCCTGTACTCGGTGAGGACGGCGCCCAGGTGGGCGCTCATCTCCAACATCGGCTGATCCGTCGTCTCGTAGTCGTGCAGCTCGTAGTTGACGTCGTTGAGCATGCGCTTGTAGGCTGCCAGGGCCTCGACCGGGAACGGCTCACGACCGTGCCAGACTTCGATCTTGGTGCTGATCAGAGCTCGTGCGTTGTGAAGGTGTTGCACCACGGGTGCGCTGAGCTTGGTCACTTGGACCTCCGTTCTTGAAGTTTGCGTCGGAAGGCTTCGACAGCCAGGCCTTGCCGGAGAACACCTGCCGTGTTGTAGGCCTTGACGCACTGGCGAATGTCTTCGTCGCTGAGGTCGCCCGTCGAGGCGATGACCTTCTCGTCGCCGCATACCTCGTACTGACGAACCCTGAGGCACAGACCTTCCGGACTTGCGACGATGCCACCCAGCTTGTCCGGCAGCACGTTGTGCTGGAACATGTTCACCAGTTCTTGTAGCTCTTCTGATGTCGGAGTCCAGGTGTCGGAGCCGGCTTGGAGGTGAAGGATGCGCTGCGTCTTCGTATCCTTGGTCGAGGTCTCGGGTGGAGGGCTGGTGCCTTCTTCCTTCGCCTTCTTGATCAAGGTCCAGCCGACGTCACGCTTGAACTCGATGATGCCACGGAGCCGCAGAGACTTGAGTCGCGCCTTGATCGCGTTCCACACCTGCGGATTCTTGTCCGTGTTCAGGGTTCGAGACATCGCAGCCCAGACCAAGCGGTCGAGATGCAGCCGACTCGGGTGCCGGTCTTGATCGCGTTGAGAATCACGTTGTCGATGTATGTGTACTTCTTGGTGGTCATGCCAGAATCCTCAGTGCTGCGACACGGGCGCTGAAGGTCCACTGCCCGTTGTCATTGATGTCGGCCTTCCAGCCGCCGTGCCAGAGCATCAGCCGCTTGTCGACCCTGCTGAAGGTGCGCCTGAGCCACGATGGTTCAGAGCCCAGACGCTCGAGTACGAACTTCTCCTGCCGCTCCATCTCCGCCAGGGTCTCCTGAAAAGAGCGCCAGCCTGGGCTGTTGCAGAAGCTGAGCACGATCTCGGGCACTTGCAGGAAAGCCCATTGCTTGAACTCGACCAGATGCGGATTGATTTTCTCATCCAGATAGCGAATGAGCTTGACATCATGCGCGTCGAGAGTCGGATGACACTCGGTTGCCAGATAGTCGTAGCTCCGCTTTCCGAAGTAGCGATGAGAGGACGCGATCGAGTCAAGAAAGCACTTGATGCCGGCCCTGAGTTTCGCGTTGTCCATCTCTGAGGTGCCGACCAGCGCCATCATCTCGGTCGCGAGCGCGGGAACATCCCAGTTCCTGTTGTTCTGGTAGCCGGCGAGAAAGCTGTTGGCGCTCCTCATGAAGCGGGCCGGAATGCCACAGCTGGCATCGAAGCCTTCCGGGTATTGATCTGAGTTCACGGGAGTTCCTTGACGGCACCGACGATGCGGCTGAAAAGAAAGTGGGACACACCGTTGCGATACTTCCAGCCATCGGTGTAGAAGAGTTGTAGTCGGCCCTGACCTCGGTTCATCATTTCGATGAACTGCTGCTCACCTGCGTCGAGGTGGGACTTGAGCACCGTGTCATCGATCATGTTCACGGACCTGAGGTCGACCTGGAGCATGACCATCGGCACCACGACCTCGTTGCCTTGAGCCTTCACAGGACGAGATCGGTACATGCTCTCCGCAACCCTGAGCTCGGCACCGACCTTGACACGAGCTCGAGCTTCACGACCAGGCGCCACGTACTCACCGTCACGTTCGATCGGGCCAGGTGCTTGCGAAGCGAGCCAGGCCTGCATGTCTTTGATGTAGCCCACATCAGCCTCCGAGGATCAGGAGCTGACGAACCTTCGATCCATCGGCCCCGAGGAATTGCTGCAGCTCGGTGATCTGACTCGGCGTCATCTGGCAGGAGCCTTGGTCGACGATGACCAGGCTGTAGACACGCATCCGTTCATCGGGTACCGCGAACGCGTGATAACAGGCCTGGTTGGTCGCGTAGTGACCGAAGCCTTCCTTCGCCTTCCAAGAGCCAAGGAGCGCGCAGGCGTCCACATCCTCATTGAGGCGCTTTCCGATCCAGGTCGTGGCACCGGACCTGGCGCCCAGGTTCAGGGTCACGGTACCGAAGTCACGCAGGAAGCGCCAGTCGTTGTTCACGTGCGCGAGTTCATCGACCTTCAGCCGATTGACGTTCAGCACCTGGGCTACTACGGCTGCAAAGAAGTCTTGCGATCTCATTTCATTCTCCGTGCACGTTTGCGGAACGTGTAGATGCGTCTCATCAGCATCATCTGTCCCGCTTTGGAAAGATGGGTGGGTGACTTGCGCTCTGTTGCCTGGGCCTCTCGCATCCGGTCGACTTCGAACTGCATGTGATCGACGGCACGTGCCAGGTCGGTGTTGACTTCGACCAGCATTGACCAGATGAACTTGAGTCCGTAGACGATGGCCAGGAAGGCAACGAGTACCAGACACGAGAGTAGGGTTCTGGACAGATCAGCTGCCACCGTAGGACTCCTTCGGCTCTTCGTTGCTGAGGAGCGCGTGCTCGCATGCAAGCTTGAGTGCAAGGATGGACTCTCGGGTCGTGAGACTGATCGACTGGTTGTAGGCCATGAGGTTCAACTTAGGATTCTGGTAGTTCGGGCTGGAGAGGTCCTGTGGGCAAGCACTCACCAACATGTTGGCGCCCGGATCAAGAATGAATGCCTTTGGTTCTGCCATCATAACTCCCTCAGCTGTTCTCACCACAGTACATGCAGGTGCCGGCGATCACTCCATCGCTAGCCTTGCAGTGCGGACATTCAATGACCGGAGTTTCGGCCACCGTCTTCTTTGATCCGAAGATCCGGTCGTAGCCTTCACGATACGCATCGGTCACGGCCTTCGAAACCAGCTCGTCGCCGGTCACGTCGTTCTTACTCGTCATCTCATGCTCCTCCAGTGGCGGGCACCCGCTTGTTCCAGCGCTCGAAGACGCCACCGAGAGTGCCCTTCGGGCCCATGGCACCGCAGTCACAGCAGACACAGCGGTACGAGTCCGCGACCGCAGGCTGACCTTCGTAGCTGACCCCGAGCGACTGGGAGCCGCAATAGGGACAGGACACAAGGTCATGCTTCTCGTCCGGAACTGACACACCCATCTTGAACTCCTTCCACCTGACTTCAGGTGATGCGAACGGAATGGACATCGGCTTTGGGATTGGTGACCTATACTCGGACCCGAACAGCTGGTTGAAGAGTTCGGGGTCGCCGATCCACACCCACTCAGACCCGAAGCAACCCCAGTACATGGTCAGCTCTTCGTGTTGAGGACAATGCCAGATAGACCTGCTCCGGATAGGATAGCGCTGAAAAGCAACTGGACGATCAGTCGATGGCTTTCGTCCGAGCCGGGAACCACTGCTGAGAGTCCCACAGCTGTGGTGATCAGGAATCCGATGCCTGTGAACATCATGATGGCATAGATAGTCAAAGATGCGGTCTTCACGTCAGCTCTCCTTCTTCTTGGCGAGATCGGGCGCGATCACGTCCTTGATGTAGCGGTACATGCGAGCCGAGATCAGGGCGCCGGCTTCGACCGTGAACTGCATCGACTCCGACTTGATCTGAACCGCAGTCTCTGCCAGAGCCGCGAAGTGTCCGAGCGTCGGCTTGTAGCCCTTGAGGCCTTCGAGTGCCATCCGATTGACCGGAGCCCAGAAGACCTTCGGGTGACGCTTGCCTTCGAGCACCGCGTTGTTGAGCAGGAACTGTGACGCCCACAGGATCTTGTTGATGACCTGGAAGCCATCGCTGATCTCGAGCACCGCGCGCTGCACCTGCGTGAACTTGCCTTGAAGAGCCGCCGAGACGATGGTGGCTGCGAGCTTGTCGTCATCACCTTCGGTCGACTGCAGCATCGCCGACAGAGCCTTCTCATCCAGCTTCTTCGGCTTCGAGTCCAGGCCCGCCCAGTACTCGCTGATAGCCTGCAAGCTCGACGCCACCTGCCGCATGTCGGAGCAGCGCTCGACGAGCCTGGTCACCAGCTCGTTGTCACGCATGTACACCATGTCCTCGGCCTTGATGATGCGCCGGGCCTGCTTCATCAGGTCTTCCTGCGTGTGCGCCGAGAGTACGAACTGGGTGCATCGGCCGGCGATGGCCTTGCCCTCGGTCGTGGTCTGGAACTTGCCCGGGTCCATGGAGCAAAGGACCCAGATCGTGTCCTTCGACCCTGAGTCCTCGATGGGCTTGAGCAGTGCTTGCGCCGCCGGCTTGTTGCCAAGGATCGACTGCGCCTCGTCGATGACGAAGACCTTCTTGACCCCACCCTGCGGCTTGTGCCTCGACACCTGGATGAGTTCGCGCATGTCATCGATGGTGCGCTGTGATCCGCCGTCGATTTCCTTGTAGAGACCGAGGCGCTGCTGTTCGTCGATCGGCTTGCCGTTGATGGCGACGGCCATGCAACGAGCGATCGTGGTCTTGCCGGCCGCGGGTGCGCCGGTGATCAGCACCGCCGTGGGCCACGCACCCTTGGCGACGATGCCCTTGATCCGGGTCGCCACTTGCTCGTGACCGATCAGTCGATCGAAGCTCTGTGGCCTGTACCGTGTGTGAAAGAGAGTGCTCTGTTGTTGCGTCATGTGGTGTCGCTCGTCTGATGATGTGTTCTATTTATCGTCTGCGTTCTTGCACTCGACCGGACTGCCGTTTACTAACACGAGGTCGTCACGATGCTGAGAGCCCTTGAAGTAGTGAATGGTCCAGACCTGTCCTTCATGGCATGTGGTCTGGACCGTTGGGACTGGTGTTGGTTCATGCACGTCCGGAGGCAGAGTCAGGATCTTGTAGATCAAGTAGACGAAGCCAAAGATGGCAGTGACAACGATGAGACCTAGACTCGCATCACCATCTCGTCCAAGCATTGGATCGCTCATTTCATCCCCTACCGTTAGTAACGGCCCTTGCCGGGCCCGTGCTGTCTGTACCATGGCTTGTTCTTCGGTCCTGACGGCTTTGGCCTGGGTACCATCACTTCGTCAGCGTGGATCGGATTGGTCACGGTCCGAACTCGATAGCCGTTGTGTGCACCGCTACCAGTCATGAACTGGTTGAGGTACGCGAACTGAGTGCAGTCACCAGCATCTACGATCCGGACCTTGATCAAGTCATCCGCAGTCGGTACCGTCTGCGATGTGATCGTGACCGGGACTGGATTCCATGGATCGAACGGGTTGTTGCTGGGTGCCATTCTCGGTCTCCCACCCCTGGAAGTTGAAGGTGATGTTGAAGCTGATCGGATGGCCCGGAGTGTGCTTGTTGTCTGGGTGACTCGACGGCCATGCGCGTCCGATGACCTTGCCATCATCGTCGTAGACCGGCAGGTACTCGACTTGCTCTCCGGTCTCTGGACACACGGCCTTCTGCCAGGAAACGAAGCAGTCACGAACGGTGTACTCGATTCCGTGCCTCGGCAGTCTGGGAAGACCTTCGAAGACCCAACCTTTGGCTTTGTCCACCATCTTACTCTCCGTCGGTTGCTTCTTGCATGATGCCTTGCCACAGCTTCTGCAGCTCGGCGCAGCGTTCTAGCGTCAGGACTTGGCCGCAGTGATCGTGCAGCCAGTCGACGATCACGTCGGTCAGTGGCGTCATCTTTTCGAACCAGTCGTAGGCGGTCTTCGACCATTCCTTGCCGTTGGGTCCGATGTAGTTGATCGTCGCCGGGTACTCCTTCTGCCGATCACTCAGGTTCGTCACCGACGTGACCTGGTAGATGTTGCCGTTCCTGTGCTTCCAGTACGAGCCTTTGCGTGGCAGTGTCTGAAGCCCTTTGCGCGTCATGACTTGGATCATCATTTCCTCACGTAGGTCAGAAGGTCCTCGACCTTCTTAAGGCCACGGAATTGGAGGTAGGTCATGGCTGCGATCTCCAGCGCCTTTCGACCGGCTTCCGGGATCGAGTCGTAGTCACGTTGATCGAGGATGACACCGATGACAGTCAGCCCCTTCACCTTGTCTTCGACCTGATAGGCCGACATCGGGTGGTAGGTAGCTCCGTGGTCGATGTGGGCGTCCCGCAGGACCTTGAGCCTCGCCTGGTCACTTGCGTTCGTGACGATGACGATGTGCTTGTTGAGGACAGCGTTCATTACGGCCCTTCCTTGCCGAGTGAAGGCCACCCGTAGTCACGTCCTCGGACCAGTGCCTCTTCGAGGGCAGCTCTCGCACCCGTCATCTTCTCGATCCAACGCTCGGGAGTACCGTGCTTGAGGGCAGGCCGAGCAGCGATGAGGCGTACGTTGGTCTCGCTCCTCGTCGACCATTGCCAATCTTCGGTTGCGAAGCGCCATAGAAGGGCTTCACGCTGTCCGAACTCCGGCTGATGGATCTCGAAGCAGCCTTCGCACGGCATGCTCTTGTAGCCCTGCCGAATCAATCCCATCTGGATGTCGGTCAGGAGATTGTTCTTCACCCAGTCGATGGGTGGCAGTTCTGAGTCACTCACGATTGCGCTCCTTCTTGTCCTTCGTGTACTTCAGGACCTCGTTGTCGATGAATTGCTTGGTGGCTCGGGTCACGCCCTTGTAGAGTTCGAGCTTCGCTTCCTTGACGTTCTCGTCGGGCTCGAGATCGGCCACGGCCTCGACCGTGACTTGCACGGGTTCGAAGCGCTCGACCTGGACGGTGCGGCTGACTGCGACCTTGATGGTCTTGACTCTCATTCGTTCACTCCTTGATACTGAAGTTTTTCAGCATCATCCGATCCATGAACCGGCAGAGCTTGGCTGCTTCTGCCGGGCTGTAGACATCGACCTTGGCACCACGCTGGATCGTCAGCGAGCCGTCGCTAAAGATACCGATCTTCATGTCGGTGGCAACGACCGGGACGCGCATCGTCTCGGTCTTGGCCCTCGGCTCCGGCTTCGCCGGCGGATCGTTGATCAACGAGTTCCGAGTCCTGACCATGGGAGGTACTTCGTCCTCGACGGGCGCCGTCTTCGCGACCGAGCCGGTGCGGCCTCGCGTCACATCGTCCCACTCGTCGTCACTCATGTCGCTTGTGCCGTCGTTCGTGTCTCGAACCTGCGTCGGCTCGCTGAACTTCTTGACCAGGGAACTCGACTCCGGCTTCCCCTGCGGAGGACCCGGATTGAACCCGTTGGTCTCCAACACCTGTCCGACTCTGATTTGTTCGCTCACTTCTCCGTCCTCTTTCTTCGGTTCTTGTGTTTTCCGCGTCGGCACGAAATCGAGTTCGACGTGCTTGACGATCGGATGCATGGCCACGAGCTCGGGATCGAGCTTGCGTGGACCTCGTCGCCAGAAGTACTGGACACCGGCCTTCTCACGCAGTATGTAGCCTGCGTTGAAGTAGATGTTGCTCATGTTGATGACCTGGAAGTACTCGAGGCCCATCGCTTCTGCGATTTGTTTTGTCGTCACCTCGGCGCCTTCTGGTATCTGGTTCAGATACGAGATGATCTTCGCCGCCGTGGTCTGTGGTGCTGGTACGTATTCCATGGTCTGGCGCCTCAGAGTGCTCTCAGAAGTTCTACGTCACCTGGCTGCAGCTGCCCTTGGTTCTTACGCGCGTAGATTTGCGCTAGTATGCAGTACGCGTACGCCAGGCAGTCCTGCGGATCAGGGTCCGAGCCTTGGTCGAGCTTGTCCTTGATTGCCGCTTTGCATCTCGCGGTGTGCTCAGCGACAAGAGAGAAGTTCTTGTGGGTGCTGGGGACAGCGCCGAGATTGCGCGCGAACTGGAGGTTCGACAGGTCGTGCTGGGCAAAGAACGGCGGCTGACCTGCCATCATTGCTTGTTCCATGCGTCACCTCCGTTGAATGTGTTGACGAGATTCATGCGAGCTCTGGTCGCTGGAGCCAAGTCTTGACCAGCATCACGCGCGACCTGGACCTCGTGATGCAGCTTGATGAGTTCGATCTTGAGCAGAGCCAGGCAGCAGTCGAGACTGACGCGCCGGGTGGCCGCCACCTCGTTTCGGATCTCGGCTTCGAGGTGCTCCAGCTGGCGCCACTTGTCGAGCGTCCCGAGATGGCCGATGAATGCCTGGACTTCAGCGAGCCACGAGCGAGGCTCGTCCATCCTCGGTAGCGTGGACGAGGTCAGGTCCATATAGTGCACCGGTTGCGGGACACTACGATTGTGGGTTGGGATCGGGTCGGTCATAGCGCTCCAGTATGCGTCGATCTTCGTCAGTCATAGAGCCACGCTTCTTGCGTTCGCGAGCGCGGGCCACGTACACAGTGATCAGGCTGTCAACGAGCCAGAAGCTCGGACGTCCGTACTTTTGGACTTCAGCGAGTAACAACTTTTCTAGTTCTAAGGCGCGAAGCTCCGCACGGTCGAGGCTGCGTCTAGTCCAGTTAGTCATTACGCGACCTCCCTCTCAACTTGCTTGCGCAGGATCGGGAGTTTGTTCATCCTCTTCTTCACAGTCTTGAGCAGCTCGATCCTCGGTTTCTTGCACCAGTCGCAGTACTCGCCGCCGCAGTTCGTGAGGAACAGGTCCTTCACTTCCTCGAATGTGGAGGCCACCATCGTCCTGCGATGGAGCTTGCGATCGGCCAGCAGCTCTTGCTTCGCCGACTCGTAGTCAGCCTCGGTCATCCGCAGTTCCCAGATCGCTGGCTTGCGCGGATTGTCACGGGGTAGGAAGACCAGCATCACGCCTTCGACCTTGATGCCGTACTGCTTCCAGAGCAGGTAAGCATAGGCCTTGACCTGACGCTTGTAGTTGGCTCCTGGATTCACCTTCTTCTTCGACGCACCCGAGACCGAGCAGGTCTTGAAGTCGACGATCCAGTACTTGCCCTTGCGATCTTTCAGGATCGCGTCGATGTGACCCTTGATGCCCTTCCAGTCGATGGTCACTTCTTCGTAATGCGTCGGAAACCCGCAGCACTCGTGCTTGTGCGACAGCGGGTACTTGGTCCTGCACTCACGACACTCGTAGTCAGCAAGGAGTCGACCTGACGTCGCCAGGTACGACTGCATGACATGGTGGACCGCGTGACCTACGTTCACGTAGTAGGCCATCATCATGTCCATCGATTGATACATGCCCAGTGTCACGTAGTTCATGATCACCGTTCGCGGGCAATAGGGAAGCTGCGAGCAGCGGAGACTGAAGAGCCGACTCGGGTCGGCCTTGTGGACGATGGTCGCCTCGTTGATCGCCTTGTAGAAGACGGAGTAGAATTCGGCGCTACCAGTCCTTGACGGGCTGATTTTCATGGGGTACCTCAAGTCCTTATTTACGGTTTCGACTGTGACAAATGCGTGGAACTTCTGGACCCTCGTGGACAATTTTAGGACTGTCTCACCTCTTCAAATTGGGCTCCGAACCATGATCGCCGACCTCATTGCACTACTGTTCTTCAGCCGGGACTATGCGCATCGAGCGCATCTGGCGACCGGAAGCTACTCACAGCACAAGGCTCTCGAAACCTTTTACGAGGACATGACCGAGGCTGCAGACAAGCTGACCGAGACGTGGCAAGGTCAGAACGGCAAGCGCTTGAAGATCGGCTACGTGCATGACGAACCCGACGTCATGGAGCCCGAGGCAACGCTCACCAAACACTTCCACATGGTCAAGGCTCTGCGCTACGACGCGGTGCCCAAGGACCAGACGATGCTCCACAACCAGATCGATGAAATCGAAGCCCTGTTCGCGCAGACGCTCTACAAGCTCAAGTTCCTCAAGTAAGGAAGGATAGTCATGACCCAGAACACGAGTCCCCTCTTCTACACGAAGGCGGTCGTTCATCCTGCGGGCTACGCGGGCTCCAGCTACACGGCCATGATTCCGTGGGTGCCGAGCTTCGCGGCCGTGTCGAAGTCTGCGGCGCTCTGCGTCGTCACCGAAGACACGAGCGCCACGTACCCGGCCGGTCTCTACGCTCAGATCCCGAACGCGGACAACCTGAGCCGCCCGACCTGGAAGCTGGCTATCGGCTTCCCCGACCTGTGCTCCATGGTCGCCGACGGTTCGATCATCGAGCTCTACCTCGCCGTCACGGGCGATCAGACATTCGGCGCCGGCTACCGTGTCTTCCGCAACGGCACGCTGACCACGGACTCGAGCCTGCACGCCGACCCGTACTCGGTGTGGGCTGTCGTTCGTCTGCCGGCCTCAGGCGGCGGCTCCGGCGGCGTCGCTTCGATCAACAACATCCTGCCTGACGGTTCCGGCAACGTCATCCTAGCGTCGACGAACCTGACCGACAGCGCATCGCTGCTCAGGGCCAGCAGCCTCGGCGCCGCGTCCGGCATCGCGACCCTCGGGTCCGATGGCAAGCTCACGGCCGGCCAGCTGCCGACCATCCCGTACCCCGTCACGTCGGTGAACGGCAAGACCGGTGTCGTCAGCCTGGCCTCGACCGACCTGTCCGACACGTCAGGTCTGGTTCGCACCACCAGCGTCGGCCAACCCAACGGCCTGGCAACCCTCGACTCGGGTGGCAAGGTTCCGACTTCGCAGCTGCCTGCTGCAGTCCTCGGAGCCATGAACTACCAGTCGACGTGGAACGCGACGACGAACACGCCGGTTCTCACATCCGGGTCTGGCACCAAGGGTTTCTACTACACCGTCGCCGTCGCCGGCTCGGTCAACCTGGACGGCATCACCCAATGGAACGTGGGTGATCACGCAGTCTTCAACGGTACGGCCTGGGAGAAGATCGATGGCATCGCCTCGGAGGTGATCTCGGTCGCAGGCCGCACCGGCGTCATCGTCCTCTCGAGCGCTGACATCAGCGACTTCGCTGCCACGGTGACGACGCCTCTGAGCCAGAAGGTCAACACCAGCATCGTCGGTCAGGCCAACGGTATCGCGACCCTCGGCTCTGACGGCAAGCTCACGGCTGCGCAGATGCCGGCGACAACCAACCTCGTGACTTCGGTCGCCGGTCGTCAGGGTGCAGTCGTTCTCTCGAGTGCCGACCTCACGGACTTTGCGTCCGCGGTGACGACGCCTCTGTCGCAACGCGTGCTGACCTCCAGTGTCGGAGCCGCCAACGGCGTCGCCAGCCTGGACTCGAGCGGCAAGCTGTTCGCAGCTCAGCTGCCGTCCTCTGGCTTCGTCTCCACGGTCGCCGGTCGCTCGGGTACCGTCACGATCGCCAGTACCGATCTGACCGACGTCGCTTCGGCCATCACGACTCCCCTGTCCCTGCGTGTCCTCACCTCGTCGGTGGGCGCTGCCAACGGTGTCGCCAGCCTGGATTCGGGCGGCAAGGTCCCAACCTCTCAGCTGCCCTCGTCGGTCCTCGGTGCTCTGAACTATCAGGGTACGTGGAACGCGACGACGAACACCCCGACCCTGACGTCGAGCTCCGGTACCAAGGGCTTCTACTACACGGTGTCGGTCGCGGGCTCCACGGCTCTGGACGGCATCTCGCAGTGGAACGTCGGTGACCACGTCGCTTACAACGGCACGGTCTGGGAGAAGATCGACGGCATCGCGTCCGAAGTCATCTCCGTCGCAGGCCGCACCGGTGCCGTCACGCTGACGACTGCTGACCTGACCGACTACTCGTCGACGATCGGCACGCCTCTGTCGACCGCAACCTCGAACATCACGACCCTGCAAGGTCAAGCCAATCCGATCCCGATCGGTCTGAGCGCCAACGACACCTGGAAGGGCTTCGGTGCCGTCTCGGGCATCAACGCCGGTGCGACGCTGACGATCTGGCAACCGGTCTACATGGGCTCGGGCGGCACCTGGCTGGCAGCGGACGCGACCTCGGTCTCGACTGCACCGTGCCGTGGCCTTGCCGTCTCGGCCGGTACCAACGGCAATCCGGTCACCGTCCTCTACGAAGGCATCGCCCGCCACGACGCATGGACGTGGACTCCGGGTGGTGACATCTACCTCGCGGTCGGTGGCGGCCTGACCCAGACGAAGCCGACGGGCACGACTGGCTACGTGGTGCAGGCCATCGGTATCGCGCTGTCGGCGACGAAGATCCTGGTCAACATGGGCTCGTTCGAGTACATCACCCTGAGCTAATAGGAGCTGCCCAATGGCTGTCAAGAACGCAGTATCAAGGGCTTGGCAAAAGACGGGTGGTGGAGCACCTCTTCCCAGCTTCAACGGGAAGATCTACTCCGGCTACCTGAATGGCGACAAGCCTTCTGGCTTTCAGACCGCACCGAAGATCGTCGGTACGGACCTTAAGGCCATCACCCTCGTCAACAACTACAACGGTCAGGGTTCGTGGTTCAAGATTTTCGGCTACGGTCTGGGTTCGAGCTCTCTGTTCGGGTCCTCGACTGGCGCCAAGGTCTACCTCCGGGACCCGGCCGGCGACAACGCGTGGCACGAGGTCTCGACCTACGTGGCATTCGAAACCAGCCGCACCTTCGCACGCAATCAGCTCCTGCGACTGACCGTGCAGGTCGGCAACCTCGGAGGTTCGCAGGTCGATGGTCGCGCGCTTGACCTCAAGATCACTGTCAACGGTGTGGACACGAACGTCCTCACCGCGGCTCTGATCAACCAGGGTGCGCGCGACTTCTACTACGCGTCGCCAGCCGGCAACGACACGACGGGTGTCAAGAACGACATCACGAAGCCCTTCCGCTACGTCCAGTACTTCAACTCGACAAACAACACCTACACCGGCATCTGGGCTGCGTGGAAGCGTGGTGACACCATCGTCATTCGGGGCAACGGCGGAACCTGGAGCGACCAGATCGCAGACACCCGATGGGTTCGATTCCCGTGGGGCCCTGCGGCAGGTTCGTACACCGGCACAGCACCGACAGGCGCTGTCAACACGGGCTACTACACCTTCTACGGCATGCCCGGCGAAGACGTGTACGGCTCGTTCGCTACTGGTGGTGGCATCCAAGGCTGTTCAAGCGCCCAAGCGCAATCTGGCTACGGCCAGTACGTGCAGATCACGGGCATGCGCATCGACATTCAAGGCGGTGCGGCTCGTGACGCCGGTCCGGTCAACCTCCAGAACGGCGCCGACCACTGGATCGTTACCGACATGGAATGCGGTCCGTGGATCGCAGGCTCGAGCTCGGTCCTGAACAGCAGCGGCATCGGCGGTCAAGGCACGAACTGCTACGTCGCCTTCAACTACGTGCACGGGATTCAGGGTCTGTCCGACCTTCAGAATCACGGCATGTACTTCGGTGGTGTCGCAGGTGGCACAGGATACAACGCCGCAACGCAGAACACTGAAGTCTGCTACAACTGGGTGCAGAACTGCACGGGTGGGTCAGGCATCCAGTTCTACTGGCAGGGCGGCAACAGCGTCTACATGACCGGCAACAAGGTCCACCACAACTTTGTGGAGACCACGGCCAAGTACGCGATCAACATCGGCGAGTCCTGCGTCTCGATGGATTGCTACGACAACATCTGCGTCTACGCAGGATGGTCGGCGATCCGTCTCGCACCGCTGTCGGCTTCCGGCACTCTGGCCATCAACATCGAGCACAACACGCTTTATGCTTGGAACCAGAGCCACGGCGCGACGACTGCGATCGCAGCGATCTTGAACGAGGGCTTCCTGAACACGGGGGCGACCAAGGTCAACCACAACATCATCGCAGCTCCGACCCGCAGCGGCACCTACTCGATCGACTGGTATTCGAACAACGGCGCGTCCGACTCGAACCTGACGGCGAGCCAGAACCTGTACTGGGACCCGGACGGTGTGAAGACCGTGGCGTGGTCGATCGACGCGGCCGGCATCTTCGCCGATCCGAAGTTCAGCGACAAGGCGAACCTGCTGTTCACGCTGCTGGCTGGTAGCCCTGCGCTGGATGCGGTCACGACGGCTGCGTCTCTGACGGTCAGCGACGACTACTACGGCATCAATCGTCCGTCGGGCACCCGCAACGACATCGGCGCATGTGAAGGAGTCGGCACATGACTATCAGCTTCGTAGGCTCAGCGGTCCAGAACTCCGGTTCTGGAACCAGCGGCACGGCTACCCTGAACGTCAGTACGCCGGGCAACGGCATCGCCGTCATGGTGAATGCCAACGTCGCGATCTCGTCCATCACCGAGTCTGGTGGTGTGACGCGGATCGTGGTCAAGGGCCAGACCTGTACGGATGCGCCGACCTTCAGCGGCAACCTCTACTTCTTCCCGAACGTGACGGGTGGCAGCCACACGATCACCGCGAACTTCGGTTCGAGCGCGAACTGGTGTATCGTGGTGCAGGAAGTGGCGGGCATGTTCACGCCCACGGTCGACAAGACTGCGGGTAACGGCGCCTATACGGCGACGACGAACACGGGCTCGACCGGCACCCTGACTCAGGCTGTCGAACTGGCCCTAGCCGTCGTCCAGAACTGCAACTCCAACTTCACGTCGACTGCGAACCCGGCAGGTTGGACCATCCTGTCCTCGTCCTCGTTCGCAGGTCCGTCCGGCTTCTCGTTCGCCGGTCTGGTCACCAGTGCCACGACGGCCCTGAATCCGACCTGGACGACGACGGGTGGCAACTACGAGTCTGCGAACGCGATCGGTACGCTGATCCCGGGCACGGCTCCGCCTGCTGCCACCTTGACGTCTCCGTCTCCGTCGGGAACCATCTCGACTGCGACGACTGCGAACGTGGGTGCGACGACGGACACGTCGGGCGGCACCGGATATTGCGTGGTCACGACTTCGAGCCTGAGTGGCGTCACGGCTGCTCAGATCAAGGCGGGTCAGAACGCGGCGGGTTCGACTTCGGGCGTCCAGTCGGCTACGACCTCGGTGTCGGCGACCGGCAGCTTCACGTGTGCGATCACGGGCCTCACGGCTTCCACGACCTACAACTACGCAGTGGTCGAAACCACGGCCGGTGGCGATTCCAACATCGTGAGCGGCACGTTCACGACTGCACCGCCTCCGCCTTCGGTGACGAGTCTGTCGACCACGACGCCGCAAGCCGGTCAGAGCCTGACGATCACGGGTACGGCCTTCAACGCCACGCAGTCGGGTGGCTCTGTTGCCATCGGCGGCGTCAACCAGACGGTGACGGCCTGGTCGAACACCAGCATCACGATCACCGTCGTTCAGGGTACGTTGCTCTACGGTGCGACGACCCTGACGGTGACGAACGGTGTGACCGGAAGCCAGTCGACTGGCACTGCTTGCACGATGTCGCCGGCCACCGGCTGGTCCTACATCGTGGTCGGCACTCCCGATCCGGTGACGACGGAACGCGTGACTGCTACTCCGGTCGACATCGCAACTGGTGACCAGATCGCGTGGGGCAACATCCAGGGCTCAGGTACGTTGACCATCAACACCGATGGTTCGTGGATCGCAGACCCGGGTGTCACCAGCTTCGACTACATGGTGGGCACGCCCGGCTCGGGCTTCGGCTCGGTCGCAACCAACACCCTGGGCGCTGGTGCGTCGGTGAAGAATGGTGTGATTCACACCTACAACATCAAGGCCAGTTCGGACACGAAGTTCTACTCGCAATACCCGGCGGGTAACCATCCATAAGGAGATCACATGTCTCTGACTATGACGCTCTTGACCCCGTTGACGCGGACGGGGAATACGAGCTCCTCGGCTGCCTGGACGACGGGTAACACGACGGTGCCGGCCAACAGCACCGTCGTCTACATTGTGTCGGGTTGTGCGTTCAGCTCGGCGGGTGTGAATCCTGCAAACTTCGCACTCTCGACTTCGGCTGCAGGTGTTCCAACCCTGATCGGCAACAGCGGCCTCAGCTCCAACTGGGGCTACGGTCACAAGGTCTGGTACGTCACGAACTCCACGGGTTCTGATATCACGACGACCCTGACCGTGAGTGTCAGTACCAACGACGTCATGTCGGAATGGTCGATCGTGCCGATCGAGTTCCAGGGCATTGCGTCTGGTACGCTGTTCACTGGCTTCACGACTGGCATCGCTGCTGGTAACGTCGCCCAGACCCTGACGCTGGCTGCGGCTCCTGTGGCTGGCGACTACACGATCGGTGCCCTGATGGGTATCGTCAACGATGGTCTGACCTACAGCGCGACTGTCGGTACTGGCTACACGCTAGCCTCAACGACCAGTGACACGGTGGGCGAATCCTACACGGCGATTCAGTATCGCACGGGTTCGACCTCGACGGCTGCTGGTTGGGCCAACACGGGTCATTCCGGTGGTACGAACGCGGTGGAAGTCCAGTCGATCGCCTTCAACGTCAAGGCTGCGACTGGTGGCTCTGCGCCGACTCTGTCGAGCCCGACGTCGAGCAACATCCAGACGACGACCGCGACTGTCGGAGCTACCACGGACACCGGGTCGGGTACCATGTACGCTGTGGTGTACACGGGTACGACCCCGACCGTGGCTCAGATCAAGGCCGGTCAGAACTCGTCGGGCACTTCGACCCCGAATGCCAACGTCGCAGTCTCTTCGACCGGCGCCAAGACGCTGAACATCACGGGTCTGAGCGCCAACACGGCCTACAACTACGCTCTGGTGCACAACAGCACAGGTGGCGATTCCAACATCGTCACCGGCACGTTGACGACCCTGGCTGTCCCGACCCTGAGTGCTGCCACGACGGCCTCGATCACGACCACGGGCGCGACCCTGGGTGCCACGACTACAGTCGGAGCCGGTACCCTGTACGTCGTCGCCTACACGGGATCGGTTCCAACCGCGGCTCAGATCAAGGCCGGCACGGACTCGACCAACGCAGCGGCACCGAACGGTAGCGTCGCCGTTTCCTCGACGGGTGCGAAGACGATCGCAGTCACGGGCATGAAGTCCGGGACCGCCTACAACTTCGCTCTGGTGCAGAACGATGGTTCGGACTCGAACGTCCTGACCTCGACGGTGACGACCACAGCCGTGACTCTGACGTCGCCCACCAGCGCGTCGATCACGGCGACCTCCGCGTCTGTGGGTGCGACTACGGATACGGCTGCAGGCACCATGTACGTGGTGGTCTACACTGGTTCGGCTCCGACTGCGACCCAAATCAAAGCGGGTCAGAACTCGAGTGGCGCTGCGACTCCGAGTGCGAACGTCGCAGTCTCGTCCACGGGCGCCAAGTCCCTGTCGGTCACTGGCCTCACGGCTTCGACGGCCTACAACTACAGCGTCATCGTCAACAACGGCGGCGATTCCAACATCGTCACCGGCACGTTCACGACCAGCGCGCCATCGGCTGCGACTCTGACGAGCCCGACGAGCTCGAACGTTGCGGGTACGACGGCCACGGTGGGTGCGACCACGGACACCGGATCGGGTACTCTGTACGCTGTCGCTTACACGGGTACTCAGCCGACTGCGACCCAGATCAAGGCCGGTCAGAACAGCAGCGGAGCAGCGACTCCGAATGCGAGCGTCACCGTCACCTCAACGGGTGCGAAGACGATCAACCTGACTGGTCTGACGAACAGCACGGCCTACAACTACGCCCTGGTGCAGAACAACGGTACGGACTCGAACGTCGTGACGGGAACGTTTACGACGTTGACGCCGGCCACGTTGTCGGCACCAACCAGTGCGTCAGTGACGGGCACGACTGCGACTCTGGGTGCGACTTCGAACCAGACCGGTACTCTGTACATCGTGGCTTCGACCACGAACACGCAGCCGACTGCGGCCCAGATCAAGGCCGGTCAGAACGCAGCAGGCACCACGGTTCCAAGCGTCAGCGGCGCGGCTACGGCCTCGGCGAATACGTTGGGCATCACCGGCCTGTCGCTCGCTACCACGTACTACTTCTTCGCGATCCTCAACAACTCGGCGGGTGACTCCAACATCGTGACCGGCTCGTTCACCACGAGTTCGATTGCGACGCCGACTGTGACCCTGAGGCAGAAGTGGTATCAGCCTGCGGGTCAGGGCAACCCTGCGACTCTGGTGTCGGGTTCCAATCCGATGTCGATCACTGCAGGGTCGATGCTGGTCTGCTTGTACACCGGCGCCGACAACGGCACGATCGCACCTCCGACTGATAGCGCGGGCTCGTTCACGATCCCAACCAATGCTCGTCAGGACGCGGCTGGCTCGGATCACATCTGGGCCGCCATCTGCCATCAGCAGAACGCAGCGGGTGGCAATCACACGATCACTCCGGCCACGATCGCTGTGGGTGGTGGAGGTGAACTCGAGTGCTGGATCTACGAAGTGACGGGCATGCCGGCAACGGCAAACGTCCGTGATGTCGGCTTCGTCAACGTCATCGGTACTGCGCAGTCGTGGACGGTTCAGTCGGGTACGACGCCGCAAGTGGGCGACATCTCGTTCGTCATCACGGTCTACGAGAACACAGCCAACTTCGCGAACGCCGGCCTGCAGAATCCGCCCACGGGTTGGACGGCACTTGATGTCAACCAGGACGCGACGAACTTCATCCCGACGCAGCTCAGCTACAAGATCGTCTCGTCTGCAGGTACGCAGAGCGCTTCGTACTCGACGACGGACCCGACGGTCAGCGAGCATCTGGGTGTCATGGTCACCTACGTGCCTTCGACGGTGGGTGGCGGTGCTCCGACTCTGAGTTCGCCGACGAGCACGAACGTGTTGACGACGACTGCGACGATCGGTGCCACGACGGACACGTCGGCCGGTACGATCTACGGCGTGGTCTACACGGGCACGACTCCAACCGCGACTCAGATCAAGGCGGGTCAGAACAGCAGCGGAACGACGACACCCAACGCGAACGCAACGGTGTCGTCCTCGGGTGCGAAGACACTGAACATCACGGGTCTGACGGCGGGCACGGCCTACAACTATGCCCTGGTCCACAACAACGGTTCCGATTCCAACATTGTGACCGGGACCCTGACGACTCCGGCAGTGGCTACCCTCACGAGTCCGACTTCGAGCTCTGTTGCGTCCACGACTGCGACGGTCGGCGCCACGACCTCGGTCGGCGCTGGTACTCTGTACGCGGTTGCGTACACGGGCACCCAGCCATCGGCTGCACAGATCAAGGCTGGTCAGAACTCGAGTGGAGCGGCAACGCCTGCAGCCAACGTTGCGGTCTCTTCGACAGGTGCGAAGACACTGAACCTGACGGGCCTCACGGCCTCGACGGCCTACAACTACGCACTGGTTCAGAACGACGGCACCGACTCGAACGTGGTGACAGGAACGTTCACGACTACCGCGCCTGTCGCAACCCTGAGCTCTCCAACGAGTTCGTCGGTTGCAGACACGACTGCGACAGTCGGAGCCACGACTGACACGGCAGCTGGTACTCTCTATGCTGTTGCCTACACGGGAACGACGCCGACCGCGACTCAGATCAAGGCCGGTCAGAACTCGAGTGGTGCAGCAACGCCGAACGTCAGCGGTGCAGTCTCCAGTGCCGGGGTGAAGACCCTGAACATGACGGGGCTGACGCAGCTGACGGCGTACAACTATGCCCTGGTCCAGAACACGACGGGTGGCGATTCCAACATCGTCACCGGCACGTTGACGACCTCGGCAACGGCGTGTGTGATCAGTTCGACGTCGAGTGCGAGTCCTGCTGTCGGTTCGACTCTGACCATCAACGGTTCGGGATTCGGCGCCACCCAAGGCACGGGTTCCGTCACCATCGGTGGTCAGCCGCAGACGGTCACGAGCTGGGGTCCGACCGCGATCCAGGTCACGGTCTCGGCTGGCACGAACTTGTACGGTGTGGCAGTCAGCGTCGTTGTCACCAACGGCGTCGGCACTGTCTCGTCCGGGTACGCGCTGACGGGCTTCGCTCCGCAGTCGGGTTGGTCCTACGTCAACCTCGCAACGCCGTATGCGACGGCAGCCAATCGCCTCACGGCCTCGGCTGACATCGCGAGCGGCGACCAGATCGCATGGGACACCAAGGGCTCAACGGTCGTCGTTTTCTCGGACGGCACGTTCAGTTCCACGGTGGCGCAGACGTTCAACTTTGCGGTTGGCGTCTCTGGCGCAGGCTATGGATCGCAAGCACTTCAGACCATCACGGCAATCACGACCGGCGTCATCGGGAACTTCCACGGAGTTCCTGCGGCCTCGATCACGACACTGCACGGAGTTCTGAGGACCAGCATCGCGACGAAGCACGGAGTGCCTCTGTAAGCAGTAGAGCAAAGGGCTGACACTAATTTGATGTCAGCCCTTTCCATTTTCGAGGACAAGAAATGACTCAAGCCATCAACGTCGAAGGCGCATACTCGATCGTGACGCCAGCCGGCAAGCAGCTCCTGGCCGAGCTCGGGACCTTGATCAAGATCACGAGCTACAGGTTCGCCGACGGCTACGACTACGTCCCTGATCCCGACCAGTCGGCCTTCAAGGGCAAGCTGACCGGCGTCGAGGAAGGGTCAGAACCCAAGGTCGAAGACAACGACATGGTGTATCAGATCGTTGTCCCTGCCGAGATCAACTTCGACTTCGGAGAGATCGGACTCTTCGCCGGACATCAGCTGGTGGCTTTGATCGTCCTCAAGTCCAAAGTCGAGATTCGCTTCGGTGACGAACCCGTCGCCATCTCCTGCACCCTCCCACTGCCTACCAAGGCCTGAGGAAACGCAATGAGCACTATCCAGATCACGGACGCTGGTGCTGCACTGATGCAGAACGCGGTCGAGCCGATCGTGCTGACGAGCTTCAAGCTCGGCTCAGCCTACGGCTATACCCCGACCAGTGGCCAAACCAACATCCAGGGCTCTCTCGTCTACACGGGTGTGCCTGGAGCGCCGGTGATCCAGGATGCCAACGTCATCCTGTATCCGCTGTACCTGACTGACAGCCTGGGTCCGTTCTCCTTCGGCGAAGTCGGCCTCTACTACAACTCGACTCTGTTCGCCATCATGGTTCTCGACGCGCTCGAGACCAAGCTGCCGAAGGACGTGAACACGAACACGGGTGGCGCCCTCGTCATCGATTGCTTCGTGCCCATGGTGGGCTCGAACTATCAGCTGTGGGCCAACATCACGCAGTCGAACACGAACAAGGCCTCGGTGGCTCAGGGTCCGGAGAATCTGCCGTACTCTGTGCTGGCGAACCCCAACCTCTGGGTCGTCCAGGCTGCGGGCTCGGGTCGATCCTTTCTCGCCTACTCAGACCGCCAAGGTCTGTGGAACTTCAGCTCGTTCGAGCCCGCGCAACAGGCCTCGGTCATCAGTGCCAGCTCGAACACGGTCATCCTCAGCGCATCCGACTTCGGGTCTCTGACGTTCGATGGCCTGGGGCACCTCCTTCTCCAGGTCAAGACTGGTCGCGCTGCGGCCTCTTGCCGCTATGTCTCGTCGATGAGCATCGACGGATCGACCGGCAATGTCGTCCTCGGTGTCAGCGCTCCGTGGGCCAAGAGCCCCCAGGCAGGTGATCTCTTCGAGCTCTATCTGCCGACTGGAGCCTCGCAGTCGGGCGGTGGCGGCGGTATCGATCCGTCGAACCTGCCCAATCTTCCGTCGACCGCACAGACGAGTGATCGACTCGCCATCGTTCGCTCAGGTCAAGCCTACGGCTGGCCACTGTCCGATATGGAGACCTGGCTGGTCCAAACTGCTGGCTTCAATCGTCCGCCGACCGGCACCGACAAGACTGCTGGCGGGGTCGACACGACGCAGAGCCTGCAAGGCAATCTCTACACCGGCATCACGGACCCGGACGGTGATCCGGTCAGCCTGCAGTCGATCACATACACGGCGCCAGGTGCGCAGCCAGTCGCCTTCGACCCCAACAACGGGACGTATCAGGCCTACTACGGTCTGTTCTTTCTCGATCCAGCGACCGGCAACTGGACCTACAGCCTGGGTCCGAACGCTCGCGCGCTGACGACGGGCCAGACGGGTACGGAGATTTTCACCTACATCATGGCTGATGGCAAGGGTGGCATCCGTACCAATCACCTGACGATCTCGATCACCGGTTCCAACAGCGCGCCAATCGTTGCGTTCGTCAACGGCGGCACGCCGATGAACACGACGCTGACCGGCAATCTGCTGTATCGTCTGGCCTTCGACTACGAGTCGGCGGTGACGATCAGCGGCTACTCGATCGCTGGTCAGTCCGGTACGTTCACCGGTGGTCCGACGACCATCAATGGCGGCGCTGGTACGATCACGATTCAGACCAACGGCGACTACACGTTCGTTCCAGCGCAGGACTACTTCGGGCCCGTCCCCACCATCACGTACAACGTTACCGATGGTGTGAACGTGGTCCCAGCCAAACTCACCCTGGCGGTGACCCCTCTGATCTCTGGCACCCAACCCCTGGTCCTGGGCACTGACATCGTCTCAGGTCCGACCTCGGGTGGTGAGAACAACAATGGCATCTACCTGACCCTGTTCGGTTACAGGTTCGGCAACTCCGTGGATCTGGGCACCAACATCAAGGTCTACATCGGTGGTGTCGAAGTCGCACGCTACATCCAGCTGGTGACTGACCCCCTGGCATCCAAGTTCCCGGGCCTGCAGCGACTGAGTGTCCAGGTTGGTCATCTCGGTGGTGCTGCGCAAGGTATTCCGCTCCATATCACCGTCGTGTCGTCGGGTCAGACATCGAACGCAGACTCGATCTTCACGCCGAACCCCGGTGACATCTACTTCGTGTCACATGCTGGTAACGACACGACTGGCGTCGCCAACGACATCACCCATCCGTTCCGTATGCTTCAGTACGCGGCGCGTGGCACTCGCAGCCCGTACGCTCTGATGAAGGCTGGTGACTGCATCGTCATCATCGACTCGGACGGTCAGCCGTGGACTGACACCGGCTACGACACTGCGTGGTTCCGCTTCCGCGACCCACAACAGCAGGGCTCCGCACCTTCGGGTACGGTCGGCACCGGCTGGGTCACGATCATGGGCTACCCAGGTCAGACCATCCACTACATCACCCAGCCTGGAACCAAGGGCGGTATCCAAGGTCCTGGTCAAGCCTTCACCGGCACGACTGGCGACTGGGTGCAGATTTCGAACCTCAAGATCGAAGTCCTGGGTGGTGCGACTCGTGACGCCGGCCCTGTCAACATGCAATACAACGCCGAGCGTTGGCGCATCGTCGGCAACGACTTCGGCCCGTGGGTGGCAGGCTCTAGCGCTGTCCTGAACTGCGCGGCGATCTCTGGTGAAGGTAACTTCATCTACATCGCCTTCAACAAGATGCACGACATCGAAGGTACAGTCGACCTTCAGAACCACGGCATCTACGCGGGTACGAGTTCCTACGGTTGGGAGATCGCCTACAACTGGATCTTCAACTGCGTGGGTGGATCACTCATCCAGTTCAACGACTCGGACGGTGGTTCGAATACCTTCCTCACGCCTTACGGTGTGTGGACGGGCTTCACCAACATCAAGATCCACAACAACTGGTTGGAGAATGCGGCGAAGTATGCCATCACGTTCTCGGACTCGGGTGGCACGACTCACGGTCAACTGGACTTCCAGGCATGGAACAACATCATCGTCGGCACGCAGCTGGCGCCGTTGCGACTCCAGACCGTGACCGATACGTCGGACTGCACGTACGCCTTCAACACGGTGTACAACTGCTGCACGCTGTCGTCGGCGACCGGCAATGCATACCTCCGCAACGAAGGTGTGCAGACGAGTCCCGACCATGTGATCCGCGCCTACAACAACATCTTTGCCTTCGGTCCCGACACCGTCGCAGGGTGCTCGTGGCTGATCGCGGATGCCGAAGGCTTCGGTGGCGTCACCGGCTACACGCTGAGTCGCAACCTCTACTTTGCGAACGGCCAGAGTCCGGCCGCTGCTCCCGACGGCTCCGGCATCTATGCTGATCCGTTGTTCAACAACGCAGCTGCAGGTGACTTCAGTCTTCAGTCCGGGTCTCCGGCTCTGAACGTCGGCACTCAAGTGCTCCCGACTGGTATGGTCGTCCAGGACGACTTCTCCGGTCTGAACACGCGACGGTACGGCGGAGCGCCTGACTGCGGAGCGGTTGAAAAAGCACAGTCGACTCCGTTCGTAACGTCGAACCCGACGTTCAGCGGAGGTCCGACGGTCGGTACGGCAACGAGCGTCACCATCGGTTCGTGGGGCAACGCACCAAGCTCCTACAGCCGACAGTTCCAGATCAACGGTTCGAACGTCGGGTCGCCGATCACTGGCACTGGCAGCGCGACCTACACGCCTGTGTACTCAGACGTGCGTCAAGTTCTGACCTGTATCATCAGCGCCACCAATGGCTCGGGCACGAGTCAGTACACGTTGTCAATCGGCACCATCGCTCAAGCGGCTGGTGGTCCTGTCAACACCGTGGCGCCTGTGATCTCTGGCACGGCTCAGGTTGGCAACGTCCTGACTGTGACGTCGAATGGTACGTGGTCCGGCACGAACAGCGGCTACCTCTACCAGTGGTTCAAGAACGTCTCGGGTACCATCACGGCTCTGACCTCTTCGACTAGCACCAACACCTATACGCTGACCAACGGCGAATTGGGTGCCAATGTATTCTGTCAAGTGGCTGCACAGAACACCACGACTGGTTCGGGTATCGCCAACTCGAACAGTCTCGGTCCTGTGATTGCAGGCAACGCAAACCCGTTGACTGTTCAGTCGAAGGGTGGTGCTCCTGCGTCGAACGCAAACACGACCATCACGTTCGACTCGGCCGTGAGCGCCAACAACGGCATCGTAATCTTCACGGCAACGTGGGACAACGCGATGTCGAACGGCACGTTCAGCGACAACCAAGGGAACGGTTACGGCGTTGGCACCAGTGGTGTCGGATACACGTTGACCAGCTTCAACGGCACGGTCGATAACCCGAACTCGCAGATCGCGTATGGGAAGACGAACGCAGGTGGTACCTACACCACAACCTACAACCCAGCAAGCGCCAACGGCGTGTCTCTGGTTCAAGTCGAAGTGTCGGGCATCGACCAGACGACGTTCCTCGACCAGCCGATGTTCCACAACGCGGGCACCGATCTGGTTCCGACCATCACGGCGACGGTGGCCAACACCAAGCCGACTGATCTGGTGTACGTGTGGGTGACGGCGCGTGGAGTCTCGGCTGTCATCACTGGAGATCCGGGCTACTCTCTGGTCAAGTCGCAAGCTGGTTCTTATCACACGTCCAGCCTGTTCCAGAAGAAGGAGTCGGCAACTGAGACCGTGAGCTTTACGGGTTCGATCGACGCGACTTCCGGATGGGTGATTCAGGTGCTGGTCCTTCGCGGTGCCTAAGTGCTAGGGTGGAACTTTCGGGTTCCACCCTTTGCCACATGTAAGCGTGCGTTAAGTCAGCCCACAGGTTGAGCGACAATTTCATGCAATCTTCCAGCGCGCCGCCTTGTTCCCTACGGCGCGCTTTCTTTACGTTAACGGAGCATCCGATGAATAAGCCGTATCGCAACCCCTTCAAGTCCGGAGTGTGCTGACCATGGAACACGTAGCTACCATGGAACACTTCGACATGGTCACCATGATTGTCGACGGGCTTTTTACGCTCGTCGCTTTCCTGGGTGGCTTCCTACTCAAGGCCATGTGGACTGCGATCGACAAGCTCCGTGAGGACCTGCTCGAACTCAACAAGGCCATCGCTCGCGACTACGTTCGTCGTGACGACTTCCACGCACACGCAAAGCGAGTCGAAGACCTGCTGGCTCAGACCCATAGCGAATACGTTCGCAGGGAAGACTTCCAGCAGTTCACACTCCGCATGGAGACATCCATCCAGCGCTTGTTCGACAAGATGGATGACAAGGCCGACAAGACTCGCTGATCAAGCATCGAGGGAACAAACTCCGTCAACCCAATCTTGAGGACCTACCCATGTCCGGTACTTCTCTTTCGCAGAACACTCCGACCTACCTGACCAAGGCCACCGTGCACCCCAACGGGTACAGCGGCACTTCGTTCTCGGCGATCATCCCATGGGTGGGAGTTCTTCCGGTCGGTGGCAAGAACGACATCGTGGTTCTGACTCAGGACGAGTCGAACACGATCGCCGCTGGCCTGTACGTGCTTGTCCCGGCTCCGCTGATCCCCGGAGCCGGTACCACGTTCGCGTGGAAGATGCTGATGTCGTTCGCCGACATCTGCGACTACTCGAACGGCGCGACTCTCGACATCTACCTCAACAACACGAGCACCCAGACTCTGTCCGGCGTCACCCTGTGGCGCAACGGCGCGAAGCTGGGCACGGCGAATCTGGTCAACGATCCGACCTCGGTCTGGATCGCGGGTGCACGTGCGCAGGCCGGTGGCATCTCGAACCTGGCTTCGGCTTCTGACTACCAAGCCAATCTGGTGACGCCTCTGGCCTCGAAGCTCGGCGTCCCGACGCCGTACTCGGCTGCGACGAACACGCCGGCCATCGCGTCGGGCGTTGCTCCGGCTGCGAACGCGCCTTCGAGCTTCACCGTCACCGACGCGGGTGTCGTCGCCATGCAGGCCGCCATCAGTGCCGACATTCCATCCGCACGCAACGGCGACTGGATCACCTGGAACCCGGCCACCAACAAGTGGACGCGTGCAGCCGGTGATCCGTTCTCGATCAGCGTGTCGGGTGCGACCACCCTGACCGATGCCCACAACGACATGACGCTCGTGTGTTCCGGCACTCCGGCCCTGACCGTGAACACGGGTCGCATGACCGGCTTCGGCATCACGCTCATCGGCGCCTACACACTGACCGGCAGCGCCACCATCGGCACCGACATGCGCTTCTCGACTGGCAACGCCAACACGATGAGCGCCCTGGTCCAGACCGCGGCCGACACGTACCAGCAATTCGGCGGGAAGCTCTGACCATGGGACAGCGTACAAGCCGCCTCGCAGCGGCGGTGTCTCAGCTGCGACCCTGGTACGAGCCCGACGCCCAGTTCATGTGGAACGCACCCCAGGACACCGACACGGCTACGGTCGATCCAGTCCTGGGTGGTCAGCTGGCCAAGACCTCGTCAGGTGCGGCTACGATCAGCGGCAACTACTGGGACATGACCGGCTCGGTCTACAACAGTGCCAACGGTCTCGTCTCGACTTTCAGCCTCAACAACCCGTTCCTGCTCGCCGTCGTCTGCGACAAGAACAACGAAGCGTCGAGCTTCGCTCGTCTGATCTACTTCGGAAACGAAGCGACGGACTCGGTGTCGTTCGGCACCGGCAACGCTGCAACGAATCCGGTGTTTCGTCTCTACATGGCTGGCGCGGCCCTCGGTGGTGTCACCTACGCGTCGCAAGCGACGTGGAGCGCGAAGGGCACGGCCCTCGTTCACTGGTTCGACTTCGACCCGACCGACGGCACGAACACCATCCTGGCCGGCGTCAACTCGACGACGACAACCAGCTCGGGTCTCCTGGCGCCACCGGCTGGCCGCACCATGAGCCGCAACACCTCATTCGGCAACTCGTCGGGTACGTCCGGCCTGTCGTCCATCCTTCAAGGGCAAGTGCAGCTGGTCTCGCGTGCAGGTCTCACTCGTGCACAGAAGGCCCAGATCGTTGCCAACATGAAGGCCAAGGCCGGTATCTAAGGAGTAGAAGATGCCTCGTGTCTCTCAAATCCTGGCACTGATGGCCAACAAGGTGACGCAGCAGCCGAGCATCGGCACGCCACCGACCATCATGTCCAGCGTCAACAACGGCTTTGCCGTCACGTACACGCCTGCTTCCGGTATCTCGGGCATTCCGGTTCCGACTGTCGAGTACGACCTGTACAAGAACGGCGCGCTGCTGATCGCGAACTACATCACTGGAACCTACCTGGCGGAGTCGCCTGGAGACCAACTGCAAATCGTGGCAACGGCGGACAACGGTATCGGTCTCGATGCTGTCGCAACATCGGCTGTCCTGACCGTCGGCACTGCGCCTCCGATCGGTGCCCCGTCGTTCGTCAACGCCTCGCCGTTCGACGCGACCTCGGGTCTGTACTACTTCTACCCGTTCACGGCGACCAACAGCCCGACCAGCTACACCGTGGCCTCGGGCTCACTGCCTCCGGGCATCACCCTGAGTTCGGCGGGACGTCTGAGCGGCTGGCCGACGACGGCTGGTTCCTACACCTTCACCGTCAGCGCCACCAACGCGTCAGGCACGGCAACGACCGGCTCGATCACGATGAACACGGCGTATCAGGCGCGCCTCAAGCAAGCGCCCTACGTCGGTGTGCCGCTCTACTACGAGATCCCGAACTTCAGTGGCACGATCACGAGCCAGCAGTGGTACAAGAACACGGGTTCCGGTCCTGTCGCCATCTCCGGCGCCACAGGTGCGACCTACACCCCAGTCTCCGGCGACGTCGGTGCTCACCTGTCTGTCCGTTGCGTCACCAGCAGCGGCAACATCAACAGCATCGAGTTCTCGGCCACCGGCCAGGTCATCAGTCAGACGGCGGTGCTTCAGGCTCCGTCGACCACGTCGTATATCAGTTCGCTGCACAACGGAGCGACGGTCAACACGGTGTGCAAGATCCGTGGGATCTTCGGCAACTACTACGTCGAGACGACGGTGGCGCCCGGGACCTACACGAGCGCGCAGCTCGGCAACACGCTCCTGACCGCAGCCGGCCTCAGTGGCTATTCGGACTTCAGCGCCACAGGAGGCATGTGGTCGTCGATCTCGATGCCTCCAGTTCAGGCCGCGCCAGCGAATCGTGCAGCCGCGACTGCAACGCGTCCGGTCGCCAACACAGGTATCGGGAACTTCGTGGCCAACGGCACGCTCTACGACGGCAACGGCAACAAGTTCATTCCACGTGGCGTCAACTGGACGCACTGGGACCTCAACTGCCTGCCGCAGATGATCGTCGCCGGCATGAACTGCATCCGCTACGAGTACTACCATACGAACGCGTGGTCGATCACGAAGAGCGCTCTCGACTCGATGGTGGCTGGTCATGTGATCCCGATCATCGCTCACTTCTTCAACGGGGCCACTGGACTCAAGGGCACCTGCAGTGGCAACACGCTGACCCTGACTCAGAGGACCACGGGCTACTTGTACGTCGGCATGGTCGTCACCATGGCCGGCCTCCCAGGTGGCAAGGCGACGATCACTTCGATCGGCAGCACGAATGGAGGCCTCGGCGACTACACGATCAACGGCGCGGGTGCGACGATCACGACCGAGACAACGATCACGGTCTTCGACTACGTGACGGGCGGTTCATTGCCACAGCAGGCACAGACGGCGGTGCGCAACATCATCGATCTGTATCCGCAGATGAGCGCCTACGATGGCGTGTCGATCATCAACCTGGCGAACGAGTGGGGTCCTTCGGGCTCATCCACCAACACGGTGTGGCGTGATACCTGGGGCTACAAGGACTCGGGCGGCACCGTCCATTCGGGTGCGGTGCAGACGCTCCGAGCCGCTGGCTACAGGGGCTGCATCATGATCGATGCGCCGGGCAACGGCCAAGACACGTATGCGCTGATCAATCACGCCGCATCCGTCCTGGCTGCCGACCCGCTGCAGAACATCATGTTCGGCTTCCACATCTACGCAGGTGCGAAGGCTGGCGCACTGGCTGGCGTCCTCGATCAGATCCGCGCGACCGGCATCACGCTAATGCTCAGCGAGTACGGATCGGGTGCCCCGAACGCGCCGGATGCGAACTGCTGTATCGATCCTCTGAACATCATCGCTGATGCGGAGAATCGTGACTGGGGTGCGGCTGCGTGGTCGTGGGACAACCACCACAACGCGAACCCGCCGGAGTTCGACGGCTGGTACACTCTGGCCTACGACTGGATCAACGGCTACAAGACTGGCCTTGCATCCGACCTCAACATCTTCGGCAAGAAGGTGATCCTCGACCCTGTCTACGGATCATCGATCAGCACGAAGGCAACGACAGTCTGACCTCCTGGGGCGGCTCTTTCGAGCCGCCCCTCAACCCTAGAAGGATAACTAGATCATGTTCACCACACTGACTGCGGGCATCCAACCCTACCTCATTTGGATCAAGATCATCGCTGTGCTGGCGCTTGTTGCCGCCATCTTCGGCGCTGGTTATCACTTCGGGTCGACCTACACCGAGGCGAAGGACCAGAAGACCTTGTCGGCGCTTCAGAAGAAGTACGATGACGACAAGGCCATGTGGGAAGCCACAAAAGCAAGAATGGCGACCGACGCCATCCGTGCCATCGAAGATCGAGACAGGCAGAATGCGGCCGAGCTGGCCGACAAGCAGTCGAAGATCGAGACCCTCACCACCAAGTACCAATCTGCATTGAAGGAAGTTCAAGATGCGAAACAAGCTCTTCTCACTCGTGTCACTCATCCTGCTGCTGGGACTGATGACGGGCTGTGGGTCGATGTCGACTCCGACACCTGCGCCAGCAATCCAGACGGTGACAGCCTCGTGTCCCAAGCAGCCCGAGGTGGACACTTCGCTCCAGTACAGCAGTGCCGACTTTCTGCAAGCACTGCAAGCCGACTTGTCGAAGAAGCCGCTCAAGCAAACCAAGTAGTCAAGAACTACAACCACGCGCTGGACGAGATCAAGGTCCTGACCACACCGTCGAAGTCGGAGACGATCTCGACCGCGGTTGACAAGCAGGACGGCCAAGGTCCGCAACCGGAGGTCAAGCCATGAGCGAAGTGCTAATGCGGCGAGAAGTCGCCTTCGATGTCCACGATGCTCGAGGCCTTACCACTCACGTGGTTTCATGTCCTGACGCGCCAACCCTCACGGCATCGGGTTGCGCCATCAAGGTTGCAGCGGGCATCAACTACATCTACCAGCTCTACCTGGAAGAAGAAGGTACGACACCCGATCGTCAGATCGGAGACAGTCACGCAGTGGTCTTTCCAGAAGGACGACGACTGACCTTCTTCGCAGTCCCGCCAGCTCATGGCGGGTAAGGAACTACGATGAGAACGCAAGAGCAATGGATCAAGATTCTGACCGGCTGTGGCGTCGAGGCCTCGCATGCACAGCAGTGGGCGCCTATCTTCGTCCCACATCTCGACGACGAGACCTTCGACGGCGGAGACCTGGAGCTGACGCAGTTCCTGGCTCAGTGCCTACACGAGTCGAACCTGCTGTCCGAGACCAGCGAGAACCTGAACTACAGGGCCGACAAGCTGCAAGCCGTCTTCGGATCGAAGCGCATCACTGCCGAGCAGGCACAAGCCTACGGTCGGATCGACGGCAAGCAGGCCGCGAACCAGGAACAGATCGCCAACATCGTGTACGGCGGACCCTGGGGTGTCACCAACCTAGGCAACACGCGGCCTGGTGACGGCTGGGCCTTCCGTGGTTCTGGTCTCATCGAGATCACGGGCGCTGCGAACTTCAAGCTCGCGACCAAGCGCACCGACATCGACTTCTACTCGAATCCGGAGCTGATGAGGCAGGTCGGTTGGCCTGCACTCTACGCTTCGATCGAGTGGTGGAAAGAGCACGTGACGACGAAGATGCTCACCGATCCCGTTGCACTCCGGCACTGCATCAACGGCGGAGAGCTCGGTCTGCAAGACTGCATCCAACTCGCCAACAAACTCACTTCCCTCATGGCGGCCGAACCGGATCACGCGGCCACCTAATTTCATCTGCGACCTCTTCAACGCACTAGGAGATCATCTTGTCGAACCCGACCATCCTTTTCTACACGCCTGCCCAGGTCTACTACAACGGTGTCTCCGGCGGCGCCGTGGCCACGTCGATTCCCTGGGTCAACAACTTCCAGGATCGCCCGCAAGGCGCTTCGATCGTGGTCCTGAACACGCAGCTGGGCGTCGATGCCCCTGGTCTCTACGCCCACATGGTCGACGCCCTCAACGGCGGCAAGACCTGGAAGCTGCTGATGACCATGGCGCAACTGACGGCCGCCCTGGCCGTGGCCTCGACTTTCCAGGTCATCCTCAACGCGAACGCCACCGTGACCTTCGCGTCGCCGAACGTCGTGTACGCCAACGGCCAAGTCGTGTCCGGCGGCGCCACCACGACCTCGACGACCGTCGGCTACGTCGTGACCACGCCTCCGATGGTCCAAGGCGGTGTCTTCACGTTCTCGACCCTGCCCGCGGCCGCGACGGCTGGCGCCGGTGCTCGTTCGTTCATCACGGACTGCAACTCCACGACCTTCGGTGCTTCGGCGGCCGGCGGCGGCGCCAACAAGGTTCCCGTCTACTCGGACGGCGCGGCCTGGAAGATCGGCTAAAAGAGCCGGAAAACGAGGTCACTTTTCGTGCATGAGTCCTGACTCAGAAACGATAATTTAGACCTGAAAAAGGCCGCCCAGGAGTGCCCTGTGGCGGCCTTTTCTTTGCCCTTTTCAGGAGCTGAACGACCCCGATTTGGCGTCTACAGGTCCTTTTGGTTTGTTCGCGATTAGCTTAGCATCGAGTGCAAGACCGTAGTAGGCCGTGAGGACCTTACCACACTTGCGACACGGCGCTTCAACCAGATAGTGCTCACCGGTCAAAAAGGTCTGTCGCTTGATGTCGTCAATGTAGACCTCATGACTGCATAGTCGCTGACGAAAGAAACGAAGCATAGGTTCAATGCTCACTTGAACAGTCCTTTCGTCTTCGAGTTCGCGACGTTGCGGAACTCGTGGTACGCCTTCGTGAAGTCTGGGTCAGAACTCCACTTGACGTCGGGCACGGGTCCGAGGTCGATGTCGGACACGAGCTTCACGAGCTTGCGGTTCAGTCGCACTGCATCGACATTCTGCGTCAGCCACTTTCGGAACTTCGGATCAGCCTTGGCCCACATGCGGATCGAGTCGTGAGCAAGAAGTCCGGCCTTCACCTTGTCCTTGTTCATCAAGTTCGGCACATGGTCGATGTTGTCACCGATCAGCGTCTGGTAGTCCAGCCATTGATCAGGACTGAGACCGAACTTGGTGATCACGTCTTCGGCTCTGGTCTTCACCGGCTCTGGCTTGGCGCTCGAGTCGTAGAGGAACATGCCCGACCTCAGGTACTGATTGGCATCCTTGTCCTTGGTACCGATCACGATGTCAGACTCGATGCTGGCCAGAGAGCACAGTATGTCGTCGGCCTCGTAGATCGACTTCTGGATCACGTGAAAGCCAGCGGACCCCAAATAGTCCTTGATGAACTGCAGGTGCGCGTAGACGTCAGCCGACCCGTCCTTGTCCTTCGTGCGGTTGCCCTTGTAGTCCGAGTACAGCTTGTATCTGAATATCTTCGAGCCGTCGAAGGCAACAGCCACGCGTTTGGCCTTGACCATGGCTGCATCCTTGCTCACCATGGCCAGGAACCTCGACGCCTGGCTCAGCTGCTCGTCCTTCGACTCGAAGACCTGCGTGTGGATCACACGATGCAGGTACCAGTTGCCGTCAGCAGCGAAGACGCGACTCACTGCAGCACCCGTTTGGTGAACAGGTTCTCGATCAGCCTTCCGTACTCTGGGGCCACGACCTTGGGATGCAGCTGCGACAGGAAGTTGTAGCTCGCCTTGCCGTACATCTCTCGGGTCTCTAGGTCGTCGTGCTTTCGGAGCACGTTCCACAGCAGGTTCGCACCCTCGTGGATGTTGAAGTCCGGATAGTAGTAGCCGGCCTTCAGGAACTGACTGTTGTGCAGCAGCGGCCAGCCGCCGTACAAAGCCTCGTACCAGTTGTAGTTCAGGCCGTTCTCGAACGTGTGCGAGACCACGCAGTCGATGTCCTGGAATGCAGCCCAGGCAGGAACACGGGGTCGCAGCGTCGTCCGGTCCTTGATCGCCCAGCACTTGTCGAGCATCGACGTGAAGGTTGGATCGTCGCCGAGGTGATAGGCTGAGTAGAGGTGAAGCTCCGAGATCACGGGACCCTGCTCGGGTTCGAGTCGATTGCACCTCTCGGCGATCAACAACGGGATGTGCGGAGTCTTGACGACCGAGACAGAGGGCTCGAAGACACCGACCTTCTTCCGTGCACGACCCGCTACGTAGCACCAATCCGGCGGCGCTTGATCTCGAATGAAGGTCGGCTCCCAAACAACTGGAGCCAGTTCGATCGGACACCTGTAGGCAGCCGCGAAGTAGCTGAGATTTGTGTCCGCGATGTGAGCTTGAAGCCAGACTGCGTCGTAGGCACTGTTCGGAATGTCAGCACCGGAGACACTGACCTGTCCCGTCAACGTCTCCAGGTTGGTCATCATCTGGTTGCCCGGCATGTAGAGCACGACCTTGCCGCCCTTGACGTGATGAGCCGCTGCAGCGCTCGGACTCAGCCGCGTGCAGACCTCGATGATGACGTCACAGTAGCCGGGACCTTCACCCGTCCACTCGAGGTCCAGCTTCTTGGCCAGGGAGTAGGAGCCGAGCACTCGAGGCGCGACATTCGGGAGATTCTTGAGACTGCGATACAGGAACACCGCATTCTGGAACAGGCCGTTGCTCCACACTGCCTGCTCGTCGTTGGCATGAGTCGGGATCGTGATGCCGACACGGATCTTGCGGGTCGTTGGTCCCTGCTTCGGCACTGACTTGCTCTTCTTGCTCACAGCAGCTCCTCGTAGAACTTGTAGTCTTGCAGCATCGGCAGCACCGACGCGAACTTCTGGCGCTCGGCCTTCGGATCGTGGCTCTCCATCGCCTTGAGGATCTGCAGACCACACGCACCCATGTCGTACCGGGGATAGTAGTAGCCCAGGCCTTCGAGTCGACGCGAGCAATGAACCAGAGGCCAGCCGCCGTACAGGGCCTCGAACCACAGGTAGGTCAGGCTGTTCTCGATGTCGTGCGTGACCAGCATGTCGACCTCGGACTTGAGCAGCCATGCAGCGGGCTGACGATCTCGGAGCTGGATCTCGGTCGGATTGTTGAGCCGACCGCGCGGCGATTTCGGATCGTAGAAGCCGAGCCTGTAGATCAGCTGCTGGAAGTGCTCGTTGCTCCTCAACTTCTCGGCATTGGTGCAGACGACACGCCCGACCTGATGCTCCTTCTGGTTCACCATCGCGTTGTAGACGCCGATGAGAGGGAACTCCGTGGTACGCGTCACCGTGTTGTTGGGCTCGAAGATGCCGATCGACCAGCCGGTGATTCCGGTCTCCGGATTCGGAGGCACGCCCTCGAATGCGAAAGGCGGATGGCCTTCCTTGACACCGGGCATGAACATCGGATACCAGACGAGTGGCACGATCTTGACCGGCCGCTCATACATGACTTCGACCCACGACTGATAGGCCGGTGCGTAGATGGCAGGCATCCAAATCGCATCGTAGTCGTCAAAGACGTCATCGAAGGTCTCGGCGCCGGCCTTGTTGGGCCCGATCACGGCCTCCATGGTTGTGAACGCGAACTGGCCGCCGATGTAGCGCACGGTCGGAACCGAGCTGTACTGGATACGCTCGCCTCGACTGAGCCGACGACTGACCACGATGATCAAGTCCAGCTCGGTGGCTCCAGACATGATGTCGGTCATGGGGACGCCGTAGGGACTCAAGTCCTGAGTTGGCGAAGGGCCATCGTGCCCGGTGAGCAGGATGGCCCTGTGTCCGTTGTCGGTGAAGAGCTTGTGGTAGAAGAAAGCGGCCTGACGCAGCCCGTTCGAGAGCAAGCCGAAGCCACCGTCCTCATCGACAGTGCAAGTGATACCGATCTTCATCATTTTGCTTCCTACGTGTGGTGATCGAATCTAGTTCTAGTGGAGGTTCGGGAAGATGTCTCCGCTCGGATCGAGAGGGAAGATCATCAACACCGGCGTGTGCATGAACTCGGGATTGTTGGTCTCGACGCCATCCACACCGTCGATGAATGCGGCCCGCATCGGCACCGCGGTCTTCATCGACTTGAGTTCGTTGTTGACCCGGAGCAGCAGGTCTGCACAGGAGGTGGCCTCAAATCGAAACTCGGCGCGGATGCGATCGAGTAGCTTTGAGAGGACGCGGCCTTCAGTGCAGACTGCCGCAGTGGGTGAGGCGGAGATGTGGAGCTCGAAGTCAGTAGGTTTGATCTTCATGATCGTCCTGATGCCGCCTCTGTGGGCGCTAGGGAACGAGGTAGTCGATGGCGAGATTGACGACCGACGACCCCGCGTTGTGAAACGTGGTGGCGCTAGAGGTCTGCACATCGAGGACCATGAGAGCCTGCATGGGGAGTGCGAGGCTATTTACAGTCACGGTCAGAGGACCGTCCGAGACTGCTACCATGGCCTTGATGTTCTCGCTGATCGTGAACGTGCCGCCTGGTTGAAGGACGGCGAACCTGTCGTTGACCGCCGTGCCGATCCAGAGTCCGACGTTGCGGCCGAGGCTGCGACGGATCTGGTTCATGCCCAGGAAGGTCTCGAGTTCGACGGTCAGGCTTGCTTGCGGCTGTACCGCGGGGTCTGGGAGAACGGGTTGCATGCTGTGTCCTTCAGTATTGGCCAGGGCCGGAGATCATGCGGCTGGTCTTGCGCTTGATCAGTTCTTCGCGTTCGTAGTCTTCCTTGCAATCGTCGTCGCAGTAGAGCCGCAACGGCTTGTCCCCTTCTGGCAAGATCCGTGCCTTGCAGTACAGGCATTGACCTCGCGCCACTTCCTCTTTGGGTCGACTCCGATGCAGCTTCAACTTCTCTTCGGTGAAGTCGTTGCTGCTCGTGATGTCTACGCTATCAGCCATGTGAGTCCTCAGGTGTTGTCGAGATCGAGACCGATGCTGAACGTCGCCATGACGACGTTGTCGCTTATGCGTCGGATCTGAACCGAGAATACGACCGACACTGCCTTGTTGGAACCTGCGGTCGCATCGAACGCGCCCCATGAGGTGGAGCCGATCGCATTCGGACTGAACGAACCCGTGTTGATCAGTACGTTGATGTCGTTGACGTACAGGTAGTACGTCGTCGACCAGTCCGTGGCACCGCCATTCACAGAGTTCCAGGTCGAAGGACCCGAGTGCGTGTTGATGGTAGCGCCACCTCCACCGCCGTAGGTGATGGTACCGTCGGTGAGGATATTGACGTGACAGTTCGTTGTTCCGGTTGGGAAATTCGACTGCGCACTACTGCAGCTTGCGCCACCGATGGTGATGGTTGAGGATACCGAACTGGTTCCGTAGAAGTGTGAGGCTTCGAGGATGCCAGAGGTCGGGATCTGAATCGGGCCTGGGTCTGGGGTCGCAGGCGCCGTCTGGTACGAGCCCGTGCCTGCTTCCGTCAGGTTGTCCACGTGACCGCCACCCCGATACAGGCTGCTGAAGTTGAAGGGTGGACTGAGTCCGAACTCGGTCCCGATCTGCTGAAGAGTCAGCGTACCGGATGAAGGGAGAGTCATGGTCGTCGCTCCTTAGGCCTCGATACCCACCTTGGTCTCGAGCTCGTGCAGGCGTTGGACGATGCGCTGGATCGCCGGCGGGAGCAGCGCGCCCATCGTCTGGCCGTAGGAGACTGCGAGCTTGCCGGTCTTGGTATCGACCTGCACACCTTCGGGGAACAGGCCTTGAAGGCGCTGTGCCGAGATGCCCGGATGACGGATGCCCGGGAACTCTTCGAGCTCGTAGGTCAGGCCATCGAGGCCGAGCAGGACTTCCAGTGCTTGTTGGCCCTTGATGCGCTCCACGTTCTTCTTGTAGTTCATGTCGGACGTGATCGCCACGTTGGAACACGTGATGACGCCCGAGCCGCTGATGTCGGCCAGGTGAGTCGTACCGTCCGCAGCGTAGAACGTGTGAGTCGTACCTGCGTAGGTGGCACCGCTGGTCGTCGCCACACCCTTCGCGGAGTTGACGTTGAAGTTCGACGGGTTCCAGACCTGCGAGTTGACACCACCGTCGGTCGTACCCCAGAGCGCGGGCGGCTGGCCCGAGTTCATGGTGTAGACGAAGTTCGAAGTGCCGCCCCCACCTCCGCCGCCACCGCCGGTCACGATCTCGATGATGCCGCCGGCTTGACCCAGACGCAGGTAGCACTGGAACGTGAAAGTCGAGGTCACGTTCGAGCCCAGCGAGCTGTACTTGTGTTCCAGCTGTGGAAGGGCCAGGAGCGCGAACAGGGCGCCGCCGTCTGTGTAGATGCCGACCTCGCCGAAGTCGAAGGGTCCGGCTGCAGGTGCCATCGTACACGTGACGATCAGAGAGCCGTCACTCGCGGTGCTGAAACTCGTGATGTTGTCGGTGTACAGAGTCGAACCGTGCAGCCCCGTGTCAGTCTTGGTCGGCGTATAGCCGTAGGCCGAACCGACCTTGAAGGTTGTCAGTTTGACGGCGATACCCGAGTGAGCCGCATCGGTACTGTCGTCGAGGCCGACCTGGGTTACGATGAAGACGTCGGTCATTGCTGAGCTCCATTCACGTTCGGACGATCGGGTTGGGCGGGCATGCCTTCACGGCTGACCGTGCCTGCTGGCTGAGCGATGACCCAAGCCCACACGGCGTCACGCCACTGGGCCAGGGCTCGACCTTCAGCCGCGAATTGCGGATTTGCCGACGTTGACCACGTGGTCGCGTTGTCGATGCCCTTGTCGTAGCCCCATTCGCGAGCCACGTAGTCGAGTGCGTTGTTGACTCGATCGTTCAGCAGCTTGGCTGCTTGTTCGTTGGTCAGGGGCGGCGCATCGACCCAGGCGGGATCGCCGTTCGCGTCGACTCCGAGAACCTTGGTCTTCGGGGGATTCGCGCTGAAGGTTGCGAACTGCTCGTCGGTCAGGAGCCTCACGTCCGAGGGCCAGCCGGTGCCGGCCACGTAGCGATCCTTCCACCGCAAGCGATAGATCGCGAGCTTCGACGGCGACCAATACATCGGATCGCCGATGATGAGGTCGAGAGGTGTGTTCTGGTCTTGCACGACCGGCGTGTTGTCAGTGTCTGCCATCTTGATTCCTTAGTGACCCCAGGCGAACATGAAGCCCGTGTTGCCGCCGTTGTTGACCGTGACCGTCGATGCAGTCGGCGGAGACGCAGCCGAGATCGACAGAATGCGGGAGCTGTCGCCCGAAGCGCAGACAGCTCCGAGGCATCCGGTTGGGAAGGCGGGACTGATGCTGAGTGCGAGATCGGAACCGCCGCCAGGACACGTGAACGTCCGCCAGTGGAAGATGAGGCCGCCCTTGATGTCCGCGTAGCCGCTGGCCGTCAGGTTGTTGACGAAGTCCGCGTTGTAGGCGCTGGTCGTCACGTAGGAACCGGCCACGTTGTTCGCGATCTGCTGCACGGCATCGCCGAGCTGCGCCCAGTTGTTGTTGTCGATCGAGAGTCCCGACTTGACGATGACCGATGCGACCTGGAGCAACAGCCGGTTGTAGATCTCTGCCACGTTGTTGGTCGACGTGGAAGGACCTGAGCCGTTGGTTGCACCCGTGTGCGTCGTATTCAGAGGACTCGAGGTCGTGGCGCCAGGTGTGAACGCTGCCGTGACCCCGATGCCAGGGATGAAACTGATGAGATCCAAGGTAGTGCTCCTTTAAGGCCAGCGGGCCTCGTCGATGTGGGTCAGGGGTTGGCCCATGCCACCCTGCGCGATTGCGATGCCGTTGACATCCGTTGCGCCACCCGTCCATCCACCTACCTTGGAGTGATAGAGGATCGGGTAGTTGGGCGTCTGCCCGCTGAAGGTCGGATTCCAGAGACCACCTGCCAGCATGATGTTGGCGAACGTGTCACTGTCTTCGGTCACGATCTTGTAGACCAGTGACACCGAGATCGCGTACAGCACGAGGTTGTAGTTGCAAATCTCATAGAAGAACTTGCCGAGCGTGATCGGATCGACAGGGTAGTCGATCGGCATTGTGATCAGCACGTGCGTCGTCTGGAAGTACGGACCGGGAGGTGAATCCCAGATGTACTGGCCTTCGAGACTCGGATTCGGAATCACGAATGACTCGTAGTCCGTACTCACCAGAGGACTGATCTGGAGACCAGCCCCGAGGCAGAAGTTCAGAAAGTCGATGGCTGCATTCTTGCCCTTACCGAACCAGTATGAGCCGAGGAACTTCGCGATTGCACGGTAGCCAGTCTCTGAGACGACGCCGGCTGCTGCCAGCTTCATACCCAGGAGGTTGACCTGCTGGACGATGACGGCTCGTTCTGGACCACCCCAGTCCAGGAACGAGATCATCTCGCCAGCTTCGACCTTGGCTTCCATCGCCCTGGTGCTGACCCACATGTTTCGGATCTGGGACAGAGCATCGATCTTGGCCTCGACCAGGTAGTCGAACTGTCGATCGATCGAGTCTGCGTACTCGACGAAGTACGGGTTGGTTGCGAGGTACGGCGCGAGCAGGATCGACTTCGGCAGCTTGACGAAGGCTCGCCTGTTCAGCGCCCCGGACGAGAACGGTAGGTCGGTTGTGTAGGTGTAGACGGTCATGACGTAGCATCACGAATCGGGAACAGGGCATCCGACTGACGGTTCGAGTACTGAACGTTGACGTTCAGGTTCCCGAGGCCGTTGTAGCGAATGAGCGTGTTCGAGGCACCACCGACTGGCAGCGGCGTCGGGTCCGAACCACCGACGTCCAGGTAGTGGCGCTGGAAGCCATCGAGGGAGGCAATGATTCCCAGGTGTCCCGGGCGTCGACCCCAAACGTTGTACCTGACCGCGTTCGAGATCGGATCGTTGGCCCAGTCGATGATGATGTAGGAGCCGGAGGCCGTGACCTGGGGTTGCACCCAGTTCGTCGGGACGCCGATGTCCATGATGCCCACCGTCGAAGAGGCCGTGACCAGAGTCCAGCTGGTGCCCGGAGGATCGCCGCTGATGATCTGATCGCCGACACCGACTGCCCAGTTCAGACCACCCGGATCGATGTGACCCGCGCGGTTCACGATCCAGTATTGTCCGGCTGCAGTCGCACCTGTCGGAAAGCCTGGGGCCGTTGACGCATCGATGAGACCGATGAAGAGCGGGCTCGGACTCGGCGCATCGACCGACACTGCGTAGTCGTAGATCTGTGGTGTCAGACTGCCGCCGGTTCCGAAGATCGTGTAGGTGATGTTCGGACTCAGGGGCGCCGTGACGCGCATCGGACCCGTCGGCTTGTTCACCACCACGTAGCTGATCTGGCCGGGTGCAGCGTTGCGTGCCGTCTGCGCGATGTCGTCAGGCACGAGGTCGGTCATGAGCAGACCGGCACGTGGCGCGAACAGGTTCTGGATCGCCTTGGTGACTCGCGTCTGCACATCGGCCAGGCTGTTCACCGAGTTGTAGCAGTAGATCGAAACGTCCACGTCATTGACAACCTCGACAGGCGCCTGCCAGACGAAGCGCGTGCTGTACATGGAGACCGACTGCAGGTACGCGAAGTACTCGTCGATCTGAGCCTGCGTCCAGCTCGAAGTCGTGAGAGCCGAGACGCGGATCACGTTCATCCACTCGAGAGCAGCAGGGTTGATCTCACGCTGGGCTTGGGTCACGGAGTCGACAACTCCGGGATAGTCTGCGACGATCGCAGCGTACTGAGCCTTCGTGACCGCGGAACTGAAGGTGCCGAACGAGCCAGCCGCGAAGTTCTTGTACGCGAACGTTGGCTTCTCGTCAGCACCGCCCGATGGGTTCTGAACGAAGACGCCGCTGACATTGGAGATCGACGAGCCGCTGATCTTGACGCCGGTCAGGTTCGAGCCATTGAGCGTTGACCCGAGAGTCTTCGCGTAAGTGATGACGACGCTGTCGTTGACCTGCGGAACCGAGCCGTAGCCCTGGGCGCCGAACTGGATGTTGAGGCGACCATCGCTCAGGGTCGAGTCCACATACGCCTTCTGCCCCGGGTAGTTCCAGAGAGCGCCGAAGGCCTTGGTGAGGTCGATGCCGTTGATCGTGACCTTGACGTGTTGATCCGAGACCGAGAATGCATCGTCAGCAGACACCCAGGTCTGAAGGTCGGAGCCCAGGCCGTTCAGCGTCTGGGTCACGACCTGACCTTCGTGCAGCGTCACCGTGTATGGGACGTTCGCACTCATGGTCAGGGCTTCGGTGTTGAACCAGTTGTAGCCACCACCCGACAGCTGTGAGTACGGAGGCAATGTCTGGTTCACAGTCGACGTCAGAGTCGCATTCGCCGTCGCAGGCAGCTTGCGGCTCAGGCGCAGACCTTGCATGTTGACGATGGCCCTGATCGCCGAGTCGGACTGCGCGGTCTCCGGGAATGCGTCTTCGACGCCACGGGCAATGCGACTGGTCAGGAAGGTGCCGATGGCCGACACATACTCGATGAGGGTCTGGCTGGTCTGCGTCGTCAGGCCCGAGCTCCAGGTCTGGGTCGTGCTCAGGTCAGCCTCGAACTGCGACACGAACTGCGCCTGATCGACAGTGGCATCCAGCAGGTTGATGAGGTCGAGAACCTCGAACTGGAAGACCTGCGTCACCGTCTGTGGTGTGCCTGAAGTCGAGTCCGAACCTTCGACCGTCACGGAGTAGAGGCCGAGGGTCGTCGCCGTGCCAGAGATCAGTCCCTGCGCGTTCATGGTCAGACCTGGAGGCCAGGCGCCCGCGACCAGGGCGAAGTTGTAGGGCTGGACACCTCCCGTCAGGTTCAAGAACTGCGCGTACGCCTGGTTGATCGACGCTGCTGGCAGGAAGTGGTCGGTGAAGTCGAGACTCATACTGGGACCTCAAGGTCAATCGATTGGAGACCGGGGAGGTTCGGCATCACGAATGCGATGCGCACCTTGTACCCTGGGATGTTGAAGTCAGGCACGATCGAAGTGTTGGTCAGATCGAGTGTGATTCGTGGCTCCCACTTCTCGATCGCTTGCACCATGAAGGTCTCCATCTTCTGAGCCGTCATGTCGCTGATCGGTTCCTGGATGAACTGCAGCCAGATCGAGCCGTAGGTCGGCTGGAACGTCCGGGCCCTCTGTCCCGGTACGCAGTTGAAGAGGTTGCGAAGACTCGACTTCACGATCGCCAACCCGTCGGGAATCCGATCGGGCAGCGTGTTGATGCCGTAGTCTGTGTTGACGTCGATCCAGAGCGCATCGTTGAGTTGCGTCTGATAGTTCGTGGGTCCTGATCCTGCCATTGATACTCCTTTAGACCGGGATGCCCGTCAGGCCGCCCGACAACGTACCGCCATGGTGGACGTGAGTGCTGCCGATGTCGTGGCCGTTGACCAACATCGCGCCAGTGATGGTGATGCCTGCAGTCATTGCAGCCATGGTGTCGAAGACGGCGCCGCCGGTGACGATCAGTGATCCAGGCATGAAGACATTGCCACCCGACTGCGAGATCGTCACACCGTTGATGTTGGTGTTGCCGTTGACCGTGAAGTTGCCGTCGATCGTCGTCTGCGGACTCACGAAGTGGATGTTCGAGCTCGCGTTCACCGTCAGGTCAGTGACGTTGAAGATCACGTGCGGGATGTGGAAAAACCCGTTCGTATCGTCCGGCGTCGACAGTGTGAAATTGCCGCTTGGATCTACGTCCAAGTCGTAGCCGCCACCCGTCGTGAAGTGCCACTCCTTGCCGGTCACCACCAGCTTGTTGCCGGCCGGGTCCTTGAAGCCCCAGGTCGTGCCTGACGGGAACTCCGACGGATTGGCGAAGCACTGGATGTGCATGTACATCGGGTAGTGCGGATCGCCACCTTGAAGCGCGACCGCAACGTCAGAGCCAACGGCAGGGGTGCCGAAGACTCCGTAGCCTGATCCGAAGCCGAAGGGGCTGATCTTGCACGGACCGATCCACGGGATGTCGCCGAGGTCTGGATCGTAGAGACCAGGCACCGTTGCCTGAATGCGATCCAGGTTCAGTGGATCGACGTTGGTCTTGACCTTGCCCTTGAACCACTTGTCGCCGTTCGAGTCGACGAGGAATAGCGCGTTGTTGAGAGTGTCGAACATTCAGGACCCCAATCCATTCTTGACCGCAACGATCTTCTCGTTGTAGGTCGTTCCCTGGATGATGATGATCTTGTCCCTGACCGTGTACTCGCCGTTGTACTGCGTCGAGTCGGAGTCGGCAGGCAGCGCCAGGTTGAAGTTATCGAACGGCTCCCAGCTGGTCTGGAACGGAAAGAGGAACTCTCCGGTCAGGCTATTCAGCAGGTTGTACCGTGCGTTCTGATAGCGAGCACGCTCGTAGTTGTCGTGGACATTGCCCCAGTCGATGTGACCGTAGCTGACGCCACCACGTTTCATCCTCGTCCGCACGTCCTGGCTCAGGAGCGGATACTTCGCATCCGGCGTGAAGCTCAGCTCGTCCTCCAGATTGTCCACCGAGGACCCAGAGTCCTTGATCGTCTGGACGTAGCGACTGTGCATGTAGCCACCGACGTGGTTGTTGGTGCCCGAGTACGTCTTCGGCGTGAAGTCGGTGATCATCAGGAAGTCGCCCTGTCCCGAAGGCGTGTAACCGACCGTGATCTTCGGCTCCGGATTGTTGTTGACGTCCACGTACAGCATGGAGCCGAGACTGGAGACAGCCAGCGCCATGTGACTCGTGTCCGAGATGTAGCCTGCGCGTGCCACCGACTTCGCGAACTCGGCCCAGGTCTTGTTGGCAGGCATCCACAGCATCGAGTCTGCAGTGTTGTCGTTGCCTGCATCGTAGATCAGGCCGGTCTCGCCGCAAATCTGTTCCAGCACTTGAGAGCTCGTGCCCTTCATGCCTGCGCAGCTGCTGCCCACCCAGTAGCGAGGAGCGTCCCAGTAGCACTCGATGTAGTAGACGAAACCCTGAGGAGCAGGAGCACGCGTCCACGAATGGACGCGATAGTTACGCGTCAGAGAGGTCGTGCTGTTGAGCTGCACCGTGATCTGCGCACCGTCCTGCAGTCCGTAGAACTGCATCTGGTTCAGGGTGTCCACGAAGTCGAGGGTCAGGGTCGGCAACGACTGCAGGCTCGAAGCGCGGATGTGCAACGAGCGCAAGCCGTTGCCTACGTCGAGCGGAAACTCCCGGCCGGCGATGAAGATCGCGGCCGTTACTTGGTCGTTGACGCGGAATGTCATGGCTGTCCTAGATGGTCAGGGTCGCATTCTGAGTCGCAGCCGTGGCAGCGAAGAAGGCATCGAGGCTGCTCTTGTTCGGCAACCCGATCTGTGCACCGACGCAAATGTCGTTCAGCGGATCGTTGAGGCCGTTGAAGTACAGGATCGCTCGCCAGTAGGCCTGGTCTCCATAGTAGTCGAAGGCCAGGCCCGGCAGGTTCGCTTCGTACTTCGCATCGATGGTGATCACCTTGTCGATGGTCGCCGAGTACCGCATGTTGTTGTACTGCGAGTTCAGAATGTCGATGTCAGTCTTGCCGTTGTACAGGGTCTGCAACGGCGTCACGGTCGAATAGTCAGGGATGCTCATCGTCGCCTCACAGGTTCGGAGTCGTGCTGTTGCCGATGGCGTTGATCGCGTTCGCGTTGCCAATGAAGAAGCGAGCTTGCGCGGTCTGGAGGATCGACTTGATGTCGTCGGTCGTCACCGTGAACATGGGTCGGAAGGTGACGACAGCCGTTGCTGACATGACGCCACCATTGGGCCCAGGCTGTTGAGGCCTGAGCGTGTGCTGCACGTTCGTGATCACGACATTGCTCATGCGGAACCAGTCGCCGATGCGGACCTCGATCTTGTTCTTCAACAGCGACTCAAGTTCCGACTTCGCAGCCTTGAGCTTCTGACCCGCAAAGGAACTGACCGCTGAGGCCGTGGACACACCGGCCTTGAAGTAGCCCTGGCCATCCGTCAGTGCCTTCTGTGCTTGGCTACTCGCGGTATCGATGAGTCCGGAGACGACCGAGACAGCACCTTGACCGATCTTCTTCACTGCGTCCGCGTCCAGTACAGGACCTGGGCTGCGGAGCCATCCAGTTGATGGATCGACCGACGGCACTGCCATCGCACTCAGGTTCTGCAGCGGGATCATGACGTCACGATCGGTGTCTTGCCATGCGCGGAACTCGATGGGAATCGTGAAGTCGAAGTCGTTACCGGACCCCTGCCAGACTTGGAGAGTCTGGACTTGAGCCAGCAGGCGAGTGCCCATCGTGACAGCCAGAAGATCGGAGATCGTGCCGTCACCAGCCAGACCTGCTCCCCATGGCGCCTTCCAGTTCACCTGCTGATCCATCGTCAACTCTTCCGGCGCTTGGCCAACGACGATGATCGGCTGACCTTGCGTACCGATGGTTGCAATGTCCTGTGCCTGAGTGATCTGCACCAGATACTTGCGGTTCGCCGTGAGCAGCATCGGATCAGTAGATCCTGAGGCTGAGTCGCCAGTCCGCAGCGACTGCTTCGCATTGGCCAGGGTCGCACGTGCGGCCTGTGTCCACTGTGAAAGGATGCCCATCTTGATGTCCTCAAGTTGCCAGTTTCAAAATGCCGGCCTTGGCCTGCACGAATGTCGTATCAGCTCCAGCTGTCTGGGTCCCGATCGGTGTCTCGCGTGACGCTACCTGCTGACCCTTGCTCAGACCCGGAAGGTAGAGACCAGGATCAACTGGGGCACTTGCGCTCATCGGCTGGACTTCGAAGTGCAAGTGTGCGCCTGTCGAGATGCCAGTCGATCCCATGGTGCCGATGCGCTGCCCAGCGACAACGGAGTCGCCCTTGTTGACAGCGAAGGATGCCATGTGACCGTATCGGGTTCGGAATCCTTGATGCTGAAGTTGGATGAAATTGCCGTAGGAGTTGGAGACTCGGCGGTCTTCAACCACACCATCAGCCGCGGCCAGGATCGGAGTCCCGGTCGTGCCTGCGATGTCAACCCCTTGGTGTTCGGTTGATGCACCCTCGGTCGGCTTCTCACGATGACCGAACGGACTGGAGACTGTGCCCGATGCTGGATAGACGAGTCGAATCTCGGAGCTGACAGCAGCCTGCACTTGATCCTTGTAGCCGTTGGCCGCGAAGGCTAGAGCTTGTCGTGCTGCCTCTGCGATCTGCGCGTCAGTGTACGGGTTCGATCCATTCTCTTGCCAGATGATGGCCTGCATCATGAGCTCGAGCGTCTTCAAGTCGGCCAAGTCCAGCTTCTGGTCTGCCCCAACACCCATGCGCCGAGACACAGCGACCACGTACTGGTCAGTGTCATTCTCGTTTCGTGGAGCCCAGGTCTCGACCATGGACCTGACCGTGTCTTTGCCACGACTGTAGTTCAGCTCGATCTGTCGGCCCATGTTGTACAGGCCTTGACCTTGCGTCGCAAACTGCGCGAAGTGTCCGCTCTCTGGCAATGCGCCTGGCTGGTGTGCGTAGACGAGATTGCCCGGGTTGTTGTTGCGGATACCTTGAGCTGCACCGGCTGGAAGCTTAACCTCGGGCTGCTCTGAGGTTGGGGCAAGGCTGACCTCGAACTTCTGTTCCTTGGCTTCACCCTCGTACTTACCAGCCTTCCAGTCGGACCAACGCTTGTAGAGGTAGGCGCCGCCAGCGACGACGCCAGCCACAGCCAGGCCCTCGGGCGTGAAGACTAGCGGTAGGACAGCGCTGATCGCAGCCACGGAGATGCTGAACATCGGGATCACCACAGTCTCGATGGCGAAGGGAATGAAGGTGAAGAGCCCTTCGCACAGCGTCTCGATCGCAGTCGAGACACCGGCCTTTGCGGCCTGCATCAGGCTCTCCATCGCTTCGCTCTCTTGCGCTTCGAGCGCGATCTTGGGCACTGTCTTGTCGCGGTTGGCGACCATGACTGCGTGCTTGATCTTCTTGAAGCTCGAGTTCAGATAGCGCTTCTGACTGATCGCCTTTCCATTCCTCATTACGTCACCGATCGACACGACCAGACCAGCGACGGCAGTCGGGGCCACAAGGGCCATTGCGGCCTCTGTACCCAGCATGGCTTGCCGTCGCTGCTTGATCTGGATCATGTCAATGATGTTCATGGCTAGTGCCCGAAAGACAGGCCTCCGATGTTGAGGGTGTGGAAGGTGTCAGAGACAGAGTTGTTCGGCATCTGCGCGTTGCCGAGACCCGGAGCTGCGCCTGGACCCTTGGCTCCAGTAGCCGAAGCCGCACTGGTCGTCACGGGCGGAGCTGGCGGCTTGGCGCTGACCGGAGGTGCCGAAGCCTGTACCGGAGCAGCCACGGCCGTCGCCTGCTTCTGGGACCCGAAGACGAAACCAGTTCGCAGGTTTCGGAACATGGGCTGTGGAGCCGGCGCAGCTTGCGGAGCATCGACTGTGGTACCGATGCCAGAGACGTCGAAGCCTGCGGCTGTCAGCTGTGTTGCCAGTGTGATCGGCAGCGGCTGCTTCTTCTCCTTCCGCTTCTTCAACATGTCGGTGATGTAGCCCTTGTCGAAGCTCCGCTTGTCCGCCGCCGTGTCCTTGTCCTGGTACTCGTTCAGCGTGTTTGCGATCACCTCGTTGGAGCTATCACCGTAGCGCGCAACGTCCCAAAGCTTACCCAGCAGACCGATCTTGGACGCTTCCTTCTGCGCCTTGCCGGTCACGACTGCGTTCGCAACCTTCTGCATCTCCTTCTGCTGCTGGATCTGCGGACTCTTCTCGTCACCGAAGAAGAAGGTCTTGAGGCCGTTCAGCAGCCAGCCCTTGGCACCTTCCCACAGACTCTTGACGAAAGACTGGATGTAGTCCTTGCCGTAGCGCTTCTCGAGTTCGGCGTTGATACCGGACAGCAGCGGACCGATCAGGCTGGTGAAGAGAGCACCGAGACCCACGAGCTTTCCCAGAGCGCCAGCGCCTTCACCCGACGACAGAGCCTGCCACTTGCGCCTGAGGTAGCCGAAGATGTCACCCATCGACTTGTGAATCCAGTCGTAGGTCTCGTGACCCAGAGTCTTGATTCCGCCTGCGATCGTCTTCATGGTCTTGTCGACCTTGAGGATCGCTTGCACAGCCTTCGGGTTGTTGCCAGCCTTCTTCAGTGCCCAGGTGACGCCCGACTCCCAGACCTTGGAGGGTCGGAGAGGATCGACCTTGTCCTTGATCTTGCGACCCAGCATCTCGGCCGCCTTCTGCATCGACCTGGAGAGCGAGAGCTTGCCGTGCTGGTCCTGACCGAGGCGCAGGAACCGACCGAGCTTCGACTGGTACAGGTCCTTGTAGTCCGCCTTCTGCTCGACTTGTGGAAGTGCCTTCTTCTCGGCATCGAGAACACGCTCGTTCTTCTGCGCGATGGCATCCAGGTCATCGATCTGCTTTTTCAGGTTCTTGAGGATCTGGTCGACGTCGCCATTCTTGTCTGCAGCCGCGAGCTTCGAGCCGGTGGGGTCGTCGACCTTGGCCTTCAACTTCTGGTACGCGTTGTAGACATCGAGCAGCGCAACCTTGAACTTCTGGACATCCTGGGTGTTGACGGTCGAAGGCGCCGCGCGCTTCTTGTCGACCTCGTCCTTCAGCGCCTTGAGCTTGGTCTCGAAGGTGATGGCAGCCGCCTGCTTGATGTCCTTCTTTTTCTTGTCCTTCTTCTTGACCTGGACGTCCTTCTTGCTTTCCTTGAGCGCGAGTTCACGAGCCTTGAGCTCGTCTTCCTTCTCTTGCGCTTCTTCGGCAGCGACTTCAGCTTCGGCTTGTGCCAGGAGTTCGGCCTTGCGAGTCTGCGCCATCTCGCGATCGAGTTGAGCCTTCAGGCCCTGCATCTGCTTCTTGGTCAGACGCTTGTCCTGCTGACTCTTCGCCTTCGTCATCACTTCGACGGTGTCGATGAGCTGCTTGAGGTCTGGCGCTGAGCCAGGTTCCGCTGCATCGATTTCGTCGTAGACTGCTTGGGCTTTGCGCAGGTGATCGAGCTTCGAGTTCGCCTTCTGCGTCGACTTCTGTCCTGGTCGTTGGCGCTTTGCCATCTCAACCTCCGATGTAGATTTCCCCGTTCTTGATCGCCTCGGCCTTGCGCTTCCAGACATCCTTGACGAACGTACTGAGGTAGAACAAGCGCGAACTCAGCATCTGATCGTCGTAGATGTGGAGCTCTTGCGCGATCGTGCGCTGCATGTAGAGGATGTCAGCTTCAGTAATGCGGGGAAGGAAACGTGCGTGCGTCGATGATGAGCTTCGACTGCTCCTCATGTCCGCACTCCTTGCACTTCACGTTGACGGTTTCGACGACACCGAAGTCATCGACGAGCTCTGAGAACTTGAGGACCAGCAGAGCTTGATCGTTGGTCAGGTACTCCTCGACCACCTCGATCTTGTCCTGCAGCGTCCAGCGATTCAGGTCACCTTCCTTCTCAGGAGTGATCGGGAAAGGCGTGTCGAGGTCCAGCATCGAGGCGATGCGAGCCACGTACTGGAAGTCTTCGTCCGCGAGTCGTGGATCGTCGAGGAACTCGATCGAGTCCATCATGGTCTCGGGCCTGAGATCGACGCGCCGGAGTTCACCGTCGTCGAGTGTGATCATGATGTGGTAGACCTCCGGGTCCGGGATCGTGTCCAGGTATCGGGTCTCGAGTTTCGAGACGTCATGCGAGCTCTCGTTGTCGAGACTGGACCTGGGCAGCAGACCCTTCTTCACCTTCTCATGATGAGCCGGATTCGAGCACATGTGCTGGACACGCATCGTCTGCTTCTCGAACGAGTTCGCGCGCAGCCAGTAGAGCACTGCGTTGAAGTCGTTGACCGAGAGCCGGAATGCGATGTTCTGGTGACCCGATGGCGTCATCAGCACCGACGACACGACTTCGCAGACCAGCTGCATCGAGTCGACGTCGTTGGCCTTGGCCAGCTTGGCCAGGTGCGGGACCCGGAAGGGCTTGATGTACAAGTCCTTGAACGGGTAGTAGGCGAACTTCGACGGCAGGTCGATACTCGTGTACTCGGCCGTCGAGACCGGAGTCACAGGCGCTGCCGGATTGTCGATCAGGAATGGCTTGCGACCATCGTCGACTGCAGCCTTCGCCTCTTGCACGACCTGTCGCGCTTGTTCCTGGACACGCGGATCGGCCATGACCGGCGGGCTCACTTTTGGAGCTTGGACCTGAGTCTCGGCCGACAGTTCTGGGATCACCGGCTTGCGACGTTCGGGTCGCACGGACTCGAGAACAGGACGCTCCTGGCCACGGTTGAGGATGCCTTGCCTTAGCTTCTGGTCGATGACGTCACGAGCCTCGGCCGAGATTGGAAACTCGAAGCCAGGCGTCGGTTCGGGTACTTGTGGTGTGGTCACTTTTGGCTCTTAGGAGAGAAGGTTGTTCAACTGGGAGGAAAGTGCGCCAGTGATGGCACCGGTTCCATATCCAGCGGCCGTTTGGGTCAACGTGTCGAGTAGACCCTTGTCGTTATTTACAGTGATGTCGACCTCTTCCACTGCGAAAGTGACATTTTGCACCAGGGCCTGTGCGTCACCAGAAGTGAGTTCCACAGACGATGGTTCGGTCGGCCAGCAGTTGATGAGTCGGACATTGAGAAGGATGTTGCGCCGGACCGAAAGTACAGCCAGCACGATGTCCTTCTTGTAGTCAGCGGGGTATCCCCAGACACCTTGGTTCTGCACCACCTTCGGGTTCACGTTGGCCAGGACTCGACCTTGCCATGCCTTGATGTACTGATGTGCACGGCTCGAGCTGTCCATGAAGAGACCCAGGGACAGCGATCCGACTTCGTACTTGTTGGCGTAGTGAACGTTATGACCATTGCGCAGGATCGTGTCCAGGCTGAACTGACGGAGCGGCAGGTTCGCCGTCTGCACGTAGTACCAGGGCAACGAGACAGAGGGTTGACCGATGCTGACACCACCGACAGAGATGCCTGCGTTCTGGGCACTCGTGTTCGTGATGTCGGGCATGACAGCGTACCAGCACCACGACTGCACAGCGTCGCCACGAGCATTGATGCCGTGCATGTCGTCGCCGAGCGTGGTACCGCCAGTCGCGCCAGCCGAAGCAAGCAGCTGACCAGGAGTCTGAAGCGCGCCTTGGACTGCGTCCTGGACATTGCCTTGAGCTGCCTGATTGAGCAGGGTCAAGCCACTGGTCTGGACTGCTTTCTTGGCAGCGCCGATGTAATCGGAGATGGAGGGCATGTGCGTGCTCTGCTAGTTGAGAGCTGGGAATGGCTGAAGGGTGAATCTCAGACGACAGCCAATCGCCAGGATATGAGGCTGTGGAAGGCTGCCCTTAGGACAGGGTCAGCCTTTAGGACCACAGATAGACGACCAGGGGATCAGTCACACCGTTACCTCGCGGGTAGGCACGGTTGAGGTACATCTCGGTGAAGTTTGTGCAGTCACGTCCCTGCGGTCGCAGGTAGTAACCCATGCGCTCGTCACCATCGAGCGTCTGACCGTCGCGTGGAGGATTCAGGTCGCGCTCGACCACCTCCATGTTGGGGTCCGTAGGCAGGAACTCTTGTCCCACCTTGTAGTTGATGATGAGCGCCGGTGGGTCCGTCGTCCTGCTGACTCCGATCCTGGCAAGCATTTGGTCATCCATCTGACCGGCGGGGTCGTTGACCCAGACGTTCTTGAACGTCTCTTGCAAGATCATGAGGTCCCGCAGGACTTGGATCTCGACGTCGCTGGTCATCTTGTCGTACTGGATGCCAACGCTGTTGATGGTCATGCTGCCTCCGCTTCCGACCGAATGTTGCGCGCCAGTTTCTGCGCGGTGGCCAGATCGATGGTGATGACTCGGGTGGGGTCGTTCGGAAACACGAGGCGGATGTGCTTGCCGTTCGACGACGGACGCACGCCGAAGCGTGTGCCTTGCTTGATCGTGACCGGATTGCCACGGAAGTCCACCGTCACGGGTTTGGCACCGTCGTAGGTGAAGAACTCGTAGTCGGATTCCGGCTTGATTCGCGCCAGAAGGAATGAGTGCATGTTCAGTGCTCTCCGATCTGGGACTTGCGCAGACGCAGGTCGGAGATGTTCTCCTTCGTGCGGTTGATCTGCTTCTCGGTCGTGTTGCGTTGAACCGGCGACATCGCGCGCCGATTCTCACGGCTCGGCATCGAGTGCTTGAGGTTCTCGACCTGCTTCTTCTTGTTCTCGATCTGGTTGTCGAGGTTCTGCTTCTGTTGCTTCTGGCTCGGTGTCTCGTCGGCCAGCAAGCGACTCTTAGCGTTGAGCTTCATGTGTGACTCCATGACTGGAGCAAGACCCTCCGTAGAGGGTCCCGCAGTTGCCATAAAATTGATGCCCAGACTCTTAGGCGCCGAAGCCCGGAAGGCGGTCGGCACCGAGCTTCTTCATGTTGGCTTGCTTGAGCCGCGCTCGGTAGTTCGGGTCGGCCTCGACTTGAGCTGCGATCTTGGCGATGCGCCAGTTCATGTCGCGAGCCTTCATGCGAGGCTGTGCAGCGTCGGGTACGTGCCGCTTCTTGCCGGTCACGGACTCGGTGAACATCTCTGGATTCTTGAACTCACGTGCGAGGATGCCCTTGGCGAAACCACCGAGGCCATGCTTGACAGAGCCCGTGGTCAGCTGGTTCGATTCGGCCTTCTGACCTTGCGTCGGAGCCAGGTTGTCATCGCCAGAGCCTGACCCGGAACCACCATCGTCACCGAACTCGGCATCATCGGGGTTCTGGTTCGCCACGTTCTGTGGCAGCTCCATGTACTTCGAGATCTGCTTCTTGATCTCTTCGTTCTCGCGAGCATCGCGGATCAGAGTGTCCTTGTCGACACCAGCAGCCGCAAGCCACATCTTCAGTGGCACAGGCACGCCGTGACCTTCCAGCTTCTCCAGCATGTCCATCATGTTGTCTTCGCCCTTGGCCGTCAGGTCCTTCGTCCAGTGCAGCACTGGAATCCGGAGGTTCTCACGGTTTGCGGCGTTGAACATGAAGTCGAGCAGTCGATCGGATTGACCGGCCTTCGACGGGTCCTTGAACAGACGGTTGGCGATGGCGATGAGAGGGAACAGCTTCTTGTAGAAGATGCCGTTCGTCAGGTGCGTCCGGTAGCCGTTCGTCGTCTCCAGGAACGTCGAGTAGGCCGACTCGGCCGCAGCATACGATGCGTCACCGCTCATCATCGCTTCGCTGACGCCCAGGGCACGCAGCTTGTACGGAGTCATGACGTCGGTCATGTCCGTCCACTTCCAGAAGTCGCCACCTGGGCGCAGGTCTTGAATCTGGATCGCGTTGCGCGTCGAGATCCAGCCGCCCATCGGGTCCTTCTCGGCATCCATGAACTGCTGGACTAGGACCTGCAGCTCTTCACTGGTCGGCGTCCACACGTCGTCGCCGGCTGCGATGTGCGACATCGCGCGCTGCCGGCGTTGGGCTTCGGTCAATGTGCCCCGGAACATGGTCTTCTCGATCATGTACATGGGCAGGATGCGATGAAGGTATGACTGGTACGCACGGTCGGTCAGACCACGACGACCAAGCCAAAGAGTCGTGATCGGATCGAGAACGAACGAGCCTTCCTTCAGCAGCTTCGTGAACGCTTGTGGAATCGTCGCCAGATAGGCCCTCGCGTAGTCGGTCGCTGAGTCGAGGAACCGCATCGTCGGACCTGAGACCGAGACTCGAACCGTCGGGTCGACGTTGTTGAACGGGCTTGGACTCACACCGCACTGCATGGCATCGTGCGTCAGGATGTCCATGAAGTTCTTCGCGGCCGCATCGAAGATCAGAGACCCGCAGTAGAAGCCGTCGGTCAGGTACGCGACCGAGAGTTGAGGCAGCAGCTCTTGGAGGTTGAGCCTGGACAGCGCTGCGTTGAAGACGTCGGTCTCTTTGTCTTCGAGACCACGGAGTTCCCAGTCCGAGAACGGGAACACCGACTGGATATCGACCGCCGACCCTGCCACGTTGTCGTGCATGTAGATGTCGCGGTAGAAGTAGGTCAGTGACGACGAGTCCGGAATCTCTGGAGTCGCCGGCAGCAACCCGCTCATGTAGTAGTTGAAGTTCGACCCGTGGTAGAACTGGGACGAAACGTTCGAGGTGCTGAACGTGCCACCACCGCCACTGAGCGCAGCGGTCACGATGTTGTCGCCACGGGCTTGTCGCTGCGGCAACATCGCGGTCGTCTTCACTTCACCCCGACGGGTGATAGCGGTGATACGGTCTTTGGCAAACATCGTTGTTCCTTCTACAGGTAGAGCTCGCGACTCACGTCATGTCGCGGCTCCGTTCGTTGATCTCGCAGGCTTTCCAAAAGCAGGATCAGCTCTTCCTTGAGCCTGACCCTGAGCAGTGCCTGTTGTCTGAAATGGCGATCGCGCCTAACCTGGAGTTGCTCTGGGCTCGGGCGCTGGTGACGTGTGAACATGAGGTACCTCGTGAGAGGTTACTTGCTCTTCGCCGCATTCGTATCCGCAGACCGGAATGCGGCACGGATGTAAATCGATCTGGCGGTGTCCTCTTCAACTTCAAAGGGCTTGGCGCCCTTAACCTTGATGATGCGCAGGCCGTCTTCACTCATGATGAAGCAGCCCCAACCTGGAAGTATACGAGCTCCGACTTTCTTGTACACCGACTCTGGCATCGCCACGTAGCTCTGGTTGCAGTACTCTTCATACTGCGCCATCTTCTTGTCAGCCCTGAAGTCTGCGACCGAGGACTTGACTTCGACGATGACCAGATAGCCGTTCATGGCCAGGACGAGAATGTCGGCACGAAGACGACCCATGGGCACCAAGCCGATCTCGAAGAAGCACATGCGCATCTTCTTCGCGTAGTACTTGGCGACCGTGGCCTTGATGTTGTCAGCGAGACCAGTCGAGCGCTTGAGCCTGATGTCGATAGCGCCGTAGGTCAGAGCCTTGGTTCTGCGACGGCGACCCATCCGAGCCTCACTGCTGCAGGAATGAGATCGCGTCACGCTTGACGTCGGCGAACTTGCTCTGAATCGCTTGACTGATCCGCACCAGTGACTCCTGTCGTGCCTGCTGAATGTGCTTCGCAGCCTCGGCAGTTGTCACCGATCGGATCGTGGTCTCGACCAGCCGATCCTCCTGCACCAGCAGCATGCCGATGTCGAGGAAGACGGGACGGATGATCTTCTCAACCATGGCGTCACCCAGCGCACCCTTGTCTCGCGTCGACTGCATGTCGATGACGAGCTCGCGGATCGAGGTGATCAGCGAGTTGTACTGGTAGACACCACGTGCGCCCTTGGTCTTGCGGATCGCATGCTCCGCGTAGGGCAACATATCGAGAGTGGCTTGGGCCAGACGCTTGAGCAGTAGCGACTGTGCGCTCTCGTGAGAGTCTGACTCGAGAAGCTGGTTGATCTCTTCGGCACTGTCACCGAGGATCGACTTCATCTTTCCAGGTGTGAGCTTCGAGATCGTCTTCGTCGCCGGCTTCTCGAGTCGAGCTGGAAGGTTGTCCTTCTTCAGTTTTGGGATCATCAGTGCGGTCGATCCCTTTTTCTTCTTCAGTTTCTTCTCGCGCTCGCGCTCGATCTCGGCCACGGCCGGGTTGCGCTTCTTGCCCGAGTCCGCAAGCGCCAGACTGGAATCCCGGCGCTTGACCGGGATGTCGTCGTTCAGGTGCTTGGTTGAGACACGCCCATTCGACCTCTTGGTCGAGAGGTGGTCACCGGACTTGAGCTTCTGTACCTTGACCTTGCTTTTTGAAGTATTCATGATCGTCGGGGAGAGGGAGAGAGATGCGGCAGTTCTTGCAGCCCCAGGAAGGAGCATCGCCTGCCATGGCGATGACCATGGGCTGCGAGCAGTCGGGGCAGTTGCCGGAACCCGCATGCTCTGCGCTCATGTTGAGCTTCGCCTCGACCTCGGTGCTGGCCTGGACCTTGGCTTCCTTAAGGTCCTTCTTCACCTCGGCACCCTTGCCTTCCTTCTGCGCCTCGGACTCGAACTTCTTCATCATCTCTTCGAGGTCGCCGTTCTCCAGCATGTCCATCATTTCCTTGATGGCGTTCTGCATCATCTGCTCTTCGTCCGATGCCGTGGTCAGGACCTTGATCGAAGCGTGATGCGCTGCAGCGCCAGCTGCACCCTTGACGGCCGCCTTGAGCAACGCTTCCTGCGCCAGGTGCGTGCCGAAGTGCTGAACGAAGGCGACGATGCCGTGCGCGGCACCACCGGTCAGAAGCAGAGAGGCCGTGACGGCAGCGATGTCGGCAGCGACGGCACCCATCGCGTGCTTGTCTTCGTGCTCAAGAGACTTGCCGGTCGCCAACTTCTTCATGGCGACGCCGGCCGTCTTCCACTCCTTCGCGTCCTTCTTCAAGTGGCTGATGATGTGGCCGGTCTTCTTTCGCAGGAAGCCGACCGCAGCCTTGCGCTTCTCGCCACCCGGCTTCATGTCGGGATGCTTCAGGTCTTCCATCGTCGGCTTGGCCGGAGTGCCAACGTTCTCGTGATCCGAGTTCGCAGGCGGCTTCTCGCTCGGCTTCGTCTTCTGCGGAGCGTGACCCGGATGGCCAGGACCCTTCGACTTGGTCGGAGCAGGAGTCTGTGGCTTCGGCGCCTTCTTCTCGGTCGGCGAAGTCTTGCCTGGCTCTTGACCCGTCATCGACTTGTGCATCTCGGCGTACTTGGAGTTCGGGTGTTCAGCCACGTACTCCTTCTTCGCTTCCGGGCTCATCTCGACCCACCACCGCGCGACGTCGCCTTCGGCCCGGACTTCTTGCCGACCCGGCTTCGGGCTCTCGACCAGCTTCTCGTCACGGGCTTGGATCTCTTCCTTGCTCATGCCCGAAGCTGCAAGCCACATCTTCAGCGGAACTGGCTGCGGCGTCGCCTGAGGCTTGGCCACGACTGGCTCGGCATCACCACCGGTCTTGACGTGGAAGGCGGTGAGCGCCATCGGCTGACCGAACGACTTTGGGATCTTCATGACTGCTCCTTGACTTTGCGCTCGCGGCGCAGTGGAATGCGTGAGGTGGACTCGACCTGTTTGATCCAGTCCTCGAAATCGAAATCTATGGTGATGCCGAGCCCTTGCTCGAGGCCGTAGATGCCGATCAGACTTGCGTCGAGTTGGTGGGGCTGGACACGCACCCGCTTGTAGACCTCCTTGAGGTCGATGTCGAAGCGGCGCTGCATCGAGTTCTTCCACACCGAAGCGATCGTGAGCTTGATCGGAGTGTCTGGGTACGTGCCACCAATGAGGCCGAGCATGGCGCTGACCTGCTCGATCAGCGGACCCATGGACGAACCGCCACGAGTCTGAAACCGTTCGGCGATGATGCCGTTCGGCTCGTACTTCATCCAGCCCTTGACTTCAGTGAGGAAGTTCCGCCGCGTTATGGCGAAGGCAACCAGGTCGTTGACCGGCTTCATCATCACCGAGTTCAGGTAGCACTTGGCGACGCCGTGCTCGAGACCGACGAGTGCGATCCCGAAATTGCGTGACCCAGGGTCCATGGCGAGCATCAACTTGTCGGGTTTGCCGGCCAGGACTTTCGGTAGCGTGTATGGGGTGTTCGGCTTCTGCGCTTTCTTTTTCCGGCGACTCATGGTGAGGTACCCATCTTATGTTGGCATAAAATTAGCGCCTCACCATGTGATCTCAGCGCAAAGAGCGACCGACGAACCCGGGCTTGGGCATCGCCACCGCTTCCTTGACGTACGCCACGTTGGCCTTTTGCAGCCTCTCCATGACCACCGGATTGTGAATCAGAGTCTGGAGAACCAGCGCACGATAGATGTCGTCAGTGAAGCCAGGGCCCTTGGTCGGGCACTTCTTGTGGCCGCCGTCGACCACGGTAAGCATCTGGAGCAAGAGATGCTTCATCGGCTGCTCCCGCAGCGTCTTGAACTCGATGTACTCGCCGGCTGCGACCTGCCGGTAGTCCTTCTCAGGAATGTAGGGCAGAATGATCGAGCCGTTCTCCATCATCGTCGTCAGCGCGTCGAAGTCAAAGCGACGAGGCGAGTACTGCTTGGTCAGACACCGGTCCTTTTCCTTGCCGTTCTCCATGTACTTGCCCATGTCGGCGCGAGCACGAGAAAGGATGTCGAGTGACTGCCACTGGTCAGCGATCAGCGCCACAGCATTGACGTCACGCAGGACTGGGAGGATGACCTCCAGGTACATGCGGTTGAAGTCGATCTTTCGCCCGTCATAGGCCATGCACTCGAGCACAGTGCTGATTACCGTCTTCTGCTGCGCGAAGTCGAAGTGACCTGCAGTCAGCGTGAAGCTGTTGTTGGTGTGACCTGCGTCGATGGTGACCACCGATGGGTAGCGCGGTGTGTAGACCTTGACGAGCTTGCCGTAGACGAAGCCAGGTTCATCGTGGCGGTGCTGCAGCACGTGCGTGTTCTTGCCCTTGAAGAGCGTGAACGGAACCGACCCGGGCTTCAGGAAGGTCTGGTGAACACGTGGTGGGTTGGCACCGAAGTCGCGCTCTGCCTTCTCAGCGTTCAGCGCGTACTTCATCTTGATGAACGGCGAGTCGCGGTCGATCGCAGGGTTCACCTTCCAGGTCGGGAGGTTAACGCCCAGGATCTGCTTGCGACCTTCTTCTGTCCTCGAGTCGGCGAGCAGACGCATCACCTTGTCACGGACCGAGATCGGACTGGAGACACCGAGCATCAGTGCCGGTGGGCAGTTCTTGCCTTCCTTCAGCAGCGCGATCTGAATCGACTGCGCGGTCACCAGCGAGTTCGTCAGTGACTTGTGAGCTTCGTCACTATTGGCGCGGTCAGAGGTCTCGTCTTCCTCGTCGTTGCCACTGGGCAGCGGGAACAGACCAAGTTCGTCGATGAGCGCCATGATCCGAGTGTCACCACGAAGGGTTTGCGACTTCGGATTCGTCGGGTACATCTTCAAACCACGGTGGAAGTACTTGATGAACTCGTCCTTCTTTCGGTAGAGTTCGGTCCCGTACTTGTTGCCGTAGTAGTCGAGCATCTCGTGCAGTTGGTCGAACCACGAGCTCTCGTTGATGATGTTGCGGTACGGCGTCCAAAGAACAGCGAACGCCTTGTCGTAGGTCAGAGACACGAATGTCGTGGTCAGTTCGGTTGACCGCTGCATCGCCGTCGTCAGATCAGCCAGACGAGGGAACTTCAGCATCCGATGGGTGTGGTACGCCGCGTAGCCAGCAGCGGAGCTAGACTTGCCAGAGCGCTGACCCAGCACGTTCACCAGTTCGGTGTAGTTGTTGAGACCGTGCTTCTCGATCAGTTCCCACTTGAAGGTCTTGCACTTCGAGCACTTGCCATGATGCAGGACCTCCAGACCTTCCTTGATGTCAACGCTCGGCTTGTCCTTCGGCACGTGCTCGACGAACCAGTCGAGGTCAAGCCACTTCTTGTTCGAGCAGCGTGGACACACCTCACCGAAGAGCATGAGGCCGATCCACATTTGGACCATCCACGGCGGGTGCGCGTCCTTGCCGATGATGTTGAAGGCGAAGTCGTAGTACGATCCACCATGTGCCAGATCGCGATCATCGATCTTCATGTCTCGAAAGAGACCGGTATCCGGGTCCTTCGACTCGGCCATGAGCTTCACGATGTCGAACTCATCGTCGTAATGCTTGCGCGGCACGGCGATACCAGCATCGCTCTCTTCGAACCCTGCTTCGGCAATCACTTGCCCACCGGGCATGAGCCCGGGGAACAGTTCAGCCACCTTCTTGTCAAACTCGCTTGCCATCTTGTCCTCGCTTGAGAGCAGAAGCCAGAGATGCCTGGCCCTTCTTCATAGTCGAGGCCAGTTTCTCTTGCCCATCAGCCATGGTCTTCATGAGCTGGAGCAACTTCTGCGTGTCGGAATCCGGCTGCTGCATTCTCGGACCGAGAAGCATGGGCAGGAAATCCTCTGGGAGATCAAAATAGTCGAGGACGAACAGGGCGACCTTGATGGTCGTCGCACAGTTGACCATGTTGTCGAACCTGGAGAAGATCCCAGTGTCGATGGTCGTGTTGAACATGCGCTCGGCGACGTCACGCGCCTGAATCACACCTCCTGGAGCAGCCAGAGTGAGCGGAGCTAGCTCCTTGAGGAAGAACTCACGAACCTCCTGAATACCGCTCCGGAGTAGGTCTGGAACCTCTTTTTGGAAGGTTTTTAGGCGGGTTGTGACCGCATCATCGATGTGTTCCAGAGTCGGTGGCTTGAACTCTTGACGCCTGCGCGCGATCTTGTCCTTCTCGGACTCCAGCTGAAACCAGAAGCGTGACTCGCGACGGCCGAACCGTGAGACCTTCTTCTTCACGGGTTCGTCCGGCACTACTGAGTACGCGACGTTGAGGAGCCCTTTGGTAAGGGCGTCCTCTTGGTCCAGCTGGGCTTGTGGGGCACCAGTTGGGGTTTCCATATCAGTCGTCGCCTTCGTCATCATCGTCAGCGCCGGTCGTCGCTTTCGCGTTCAGCGCTTCGATGTACTTCTCTTCGGCCTTGCCACTCTTGATCTGCTTGAAGCACATCGAGCGCAAGTTCATCGGCGGGTAGCCGGCCTTCTTGGACATCTGCACCATGTCGTCCTTGGCGCCGAGAATCCAGAGCTTCATCTCCTGCCACGTCATCGGCTTCGACACGCCGTTGTCGCCGAAGTTCAGCTTGAAGGCCTTGCGAGTGCCGGTCACCTGGCCCGTCTCTTTCAGGAACAGCATGGTGTCGAAGACCGGATCGATACCGCGAGCCTGACCGTCGCCGTCTTCGACCCAGATACGGATGAAGGTCTCGCGCTCCGGAGTCCAGAGCTTGTTCTTCACCGCCTTGAGGTGGACGATGCGATACGTGTCCTTGCAGCCCTTGAACTCGACGCTGGGCTCGACCTCCTTGAACTTCTTGTTCGTGGTCATGCCGGCCTTGAACGGATGGGCCGAGTCGGAGCGCTTGGTCTGGCGGATGCGAACGTCAGAGAACTGACGCAGGGCTTCGCCGCCCTTCTCTTCTTCCTGAGGGCCGTAGACTTGACCCGGGTTCTTGCGCAGGTGGTTCAGACCCCAGACCATGACCATCTTGTCGGCCATGCGACCCTTCACGCGCTCGAGTTGCTTCGAGAACGCCGAGGCCTTGACCGCGAACTGGTTGCCGATCTCTTCCTCGTCCTTGATCTTCGGCTGCATTGCCGTGTACGAGTCGACGAAGATGATGCCCTGCATCTTGTCGTTCGGCGCCTTGACCCACAGGCCGTTGCCGTACTTGCGAGTCATGCCGGCATCGATCGCTTCACCGAGCTTGGATCGAGTGCCCTTCTTCTTGTCGTCCTCGAAGATGAGCCACCACTCGCCCTCGACGTAGCGCTTGTCTGGCAGATCACGCAGCACTTCCGACAACCAGTCGTAGAAGCGCTCGAGGATGGTCTCAGCACGGTACCGAACGCGAGGCGGCGTGATCCACTTGCCGGTCTTCTTGTCCTTCTTGCCGAAAATCTGATCGATCGAGAGGTTGATGCCACCGGTCTTGAGCACCGATGCGACATACGGCTTCGAGTTCTTGGTCGAGCCTTCGTAGTCCCACCACGCGATGATCGGGATCTCTTCCTTGATGGCGTTGGCCATGGCCACCAGGGCCAGGGTCGTCTTCGCCGCTTGCTCGTTGCCTGCGCCGGTCAGCATGCAAGGACGCATGCCTTCACCGAGGATCATGTCGGTGCAGAGGTTGCCCGTACTCATTGCCGGTGCAACGTCGAGACTGGAAGACTCGACGCCCTGCCGCTTGGCGATCACGTCCATCGTGTCGCTGTACATGGAGAGCAGGTCGAGTACTGCTACGCCCTTCTTTTTCTTCTGCGGCGGCTCCTCTTCGGCAGCCGACTTCTTCGCCTTGGCGATCGCCTTCGCACTCGCTTCCTTGGAAGCTGCTTCGAGCTTGCTGATGGACTTCTTGAGCTTGGCTTCGGCGACGGAACGCATCTTCGCGTTGCCAGTCTTCGCCGGCGCCTTCTTCACGGAGTTCTTGGTAGCCATTGCTATCCTTGTGGTCTGGAAATGGCAAGGGCCGGTTGGAGCAAAATCCAACCGGCCCCGTCGTGTCAGCGCGTGAGCGCTGGGTCAGTCATCGTCGTCCTCGAAGTCATCCGAGTCGTCGTCATCGTCATCGTCCTTGGACTTCTTGCCCTTGGAAGCCGACTTCTTGGCCGGTGCCTTCTTCGCGGCCGGCTTCTTCGACTTCGACTTGGGCTTCTCGTCCTCGTCTTCCTCGTCATCGTCGTCCGAATCCGAGTCGTCATCATCGTCGAAGTCGTCATCGTCGTCATCCGACTTCGACTTCTTGCCCTTGGCCTTCGGCGCCGGCTTCTTCTTGCCCTTCGGCTTCTCGTCTTCGTCCTCGTCGTCGAAGTCGTCGCCATCATCGTCATCGTCCGAGTCATCATCGTCCGAATCCGAGTCATCGTCATCGTCGTCCTCGGCCGGCTTCTTGCCCTTCTTCGCCGGCGCCTTCTTCGACTTGGGCTTCTCGTCCTCGTCCTCGTCGTCATCGTCGTCCGAGTCGGAGTCGTCAT